ATGCCCGTCCTCCATCCAGACCCCGCCACCAGAAAATGGCGGTGGACGGAACCGAACACGTTCAACGCCGAGTCCGGCCTCTGGACCAGCCGCGAGCTCCCTGCCTCCCCGAGTGCGTTCCGAGGATCACTGTTCTGGCCCAAGTACGTAGCCGAGGGCACCGTGCTCACTCGCGACGTCCGCGGAACCCGAATGCCACTCGCGGCCAATAGCGCAGACATGGCGTCATGGATGGACACCAATGCCCTGTATACGGCTGGCGGGGCGTGGGGTGCGAAGACGTCGCTGAACACGTCTGTCTATGGGACAGAACCCATTGCTGTCTATGTCGTTGACTCGACCGCCCCGGGGGTCGATTGGCAGTACGTCGACTCCGTCTCCGCAGGCGCGGGCTACAACCAAGCGGAGGTTGACCTCTTCTGCAAGGGAAGGATCCCGCTCCCGGGCTGGGTCACGCCCCCGCCGCAGGGCGATAGGGGTCTCGCGCTCTACGATCTCGGGACTGGGGTGATGCGCGAATACTTCATGTTCCAACCTGTGGCTGGCAAGCCTGGCCATTGGACGGCCCGAACCGGTGGCTACTCTGTCGCAAAGCCCGGCCTCGTTGACCTGGCGCAGACCAACCCGGGCCTCCAGCTCCGCACGGGCTCGAACGCCGTCGTCGGTATGCACAACGCACTCGGGTTCCTCGGCATCGCGGAGCTCGTCGCGGGTCAAGTGAACCACGCGGTCGCCTTCACCTGCTCCAACATGGGCATCGGGCCCTCATGGCCCGCTCTCGGTGCAGACGGCCTCTCCACCGATCCAAACGCGCCAAAGGAGGGTCAGTGGTTCCGGCTTCCGGCAAGCGTGGACCCAACGAAGAATCCATCGACAGGGAAGCCCTACAACCCGCTCACGCAGGTGATCATCCGCGCCGTCCAGCGGTACGGTGGGTTCGCCTCCGATAAGAACCTCTGGGTCCATGCCTTCAACGGGGAGAACGGCCGGACATGGAAGCAGCTCTACGGTAAGGACCCTTGGTACCGAGACGGAACGGACACCACCGGAAAGTCCGACGGGATCCTCGTGCAGATGTATGGGACGACGAACCGGAGCATTGACGTCAGCGACTTCCCCTGGCACCTGACGGAGTGGGCGCCGGTCGATTGGGGCAGACCAAGCCCGGATTTCTTCTTGAGGCCGGGGCAGTCCGCGCCCTGGCAGTGAATCGGATCGGGGTGAGGGCGATGGAAGGATGCTCGACGAACCGCCATGACAGCCACGCCAGCGGAACCGTCAGCGCCAACGACAGCACCGCGAACCCTGCAAAACCGGCCAGGGTATGGATTCCGGTGACGGCCAAGACCTGTTGAAGGGGAAAGGCGTATATGTACACGCCGTAGGAGATGTCGTTCTTAGATCCGAGCCTGACCGGCAACCACGCACCGAGCGCTAGAAGGAGGAATGCCAGGGGAATGGCGCCCAGCGTCTTCACGGCCCCGAACCCAATCGAGATACCCAGCACAGCGGCGGCAAGGGCCCCCGCCGTTGGAGACAGGCGGATCTTCGAAGCGACCGCCCACAGGAGCGCCCCGGCGGAAAAGAACGTCCCGAGCCACAGGATGTGGAGGTACGAGGTCGTGGTGACGCCTAGGAGCGGTGCCATGATCTGGCCGAGTGTCAGCACGGCGAGCGCGAGCACCGATGTGATGGCGGGGTGCCGGCGCGCAATAGGCAGGGAGAACAGGGTCGCGGCGCACAGGTAGGCGCCGAACTCGTACGAGAGGCTCCACAAGGAGCCGTTCCAGGCGCCGGGATAAGGTACGGCGGACGGTCCACCGCCCACGTCCCACTGGCCGATAACCAGTAGGGCATTCCTCCACACGTAGCCGAATGCCGACCAGGAATCCCAGTGTCGACCAACGGCGGAATCGATGATCGGGGATAGGAGGAACGCGACGAAGATCAGGGAGGCCCAGTAGCCGGGATAGATCCGCGTGATCCGTCGCCCAAAGGAACATTCCGAGCGGCTGTCTGATCCGGGAGGCGGTGATGAGGTACCCGCTGATAGCGAAGAACCCACCCACCGCGAGGCCGCCGAGCCCGATGCCTCCGACCTGCGGCTCGACCCCAAACCCGCCGAGCGGCCACGAGTGCGCGACGATGACGAGAACTGCGAGCATGAGCCGGACGAAGTTGAGCGCGTTGTCGCGGCCCGCAAGACCTTCCCCCAAAGTGCGATTCATGAACGGAGCGTAGCTTCCAGCGTCCACCACTGAGATTGCCCCACTCAGTCCACGCACGAGGCGAGACGGCCCTCACCCTCAACGCCTCGAGGGTGGGGGCCGCTTTCGTGTCCTCGCACGTAACACCCCGGCATAACTGATAGCATCAGTCTCGCGTGCCCGAACCCGGCGGCCGGACGCCATGGCTACGGGAGCGCGCGTCGCGAACGCTACGGCCCCCACCCTCATCCGAGGGTGGGGGCCGTTCTGCCGTTCCAGTCACGAGGTGCACTGTACGAAAGCTCGCGCCTACGAGGCAATCTAGGTGGGTCGGGCTGAGGCCTACCCTGACAATGCTTATCTTCTCCGAGAGGGCTCTGCAAGGGGGACGCAAGTGACCACGAATGTAGGCACGGAGCTCGAACTGGAAGCACTGCTCGATTTGTCGGTGATCCTGGTCGCTGGGGTTGCATGGCAGAAGCACGACGGCCGATGGTACGAAGCAAGCAACTACTCCCGAGGCTTGGACTCCCAGATCCTCTCCCAGGAAGCCGTCGGGACGCCCATAGGAGCACTCACTGCGGGACCCCAGCCGAGGCCGACGAAAACCATGGCCCCGCCCTCCCGAGGTGGGTACACCGAGGACCTAGGGAGGAGACCTAGAGCCTGAATTGATGCCCGCTGGGGCTCATCTATTTCGAGCTCCGAGGCTTCTTTGGCAGCGGCTCGGGAGTATTTCTGTACAGTTCGAGGTCTGCTGCGAACCGAGGGTCCAATGGCACTTCAGGACCTTCCCCTCGCAATTTTCGCGCGTCCAACTCATCAAATAAGCGTTCCTGTGCGAAAAGGAAGTCCACGTACTCTTCCACGCTTATCCCGCGGGCCGCAGCCTCGTCCATCCGACTCTTGGGCAGGAACAGGTCGAGTATGCGAGCTTTGGTCGTGCGCATGGACTTCGCGACTTCGCCTGCGAACTCAAGTTCACTGCGAGTCCATCTGCTCATCCATTCCGGACGCGACGGCTCGCCCCGCTCCTTACTCTCCTGTTTGGAGTAAGCGGATTCCACTGGCGACCTGAGGACGATGCCCAGCTGATCGGCGAGCCAGCTCAGGTCGAACTCCCAGTGATGCTTGCTGCGCTCGATCCACTGCGCCCTTGCCTTCTGCAGATGGGCGTTCAGCTCGCGCCTGGACCAACCGTTCACAGCCATGAGCTGCTCTTCGGCATCGTCGGCGTAACCCACGATCTGCGCCCTGCCGTAGTGCTTTGCGCCGTGGCATCGAGGGCAGAGGGCGACAAGGCCGGTCAGCCTTTGGATGCGCGACTTGCCTATCGCTATCCACTCCCAATTCTCGTGGCAGTGGACGATACCTCGCGCCCCGGTACCGCCGCAGACAGCGCAAACGCCTCCGGATTGTTCTTTGGCGTACTTCTTGCATTTGTTCCACTCCCCTGCAGTGAGACGGTTACGTAAGTTCTCGCCGAACACGGTCGCCGGAATCATTTCGACCGAGAGCCGGGGTGAAGAGTCGTGAGTCACACCGCTGACCCTAGAGCCTTGGTCCGACAAATCACGCGTCCCGTTCGAGCTCGTCATCCTCCGTGTCGCCTCATCGCCTTGGCTGCTGTGGTCGCGGTCCGTGGTCGCAGTGGCGAAGTCACGTTCGGGCACCGCCGGCGATTATGGTTTGGACTGTGAAAGCAGTAGGCGCCGCCAGCCCCACCCATACCAAGGACATCGACATCCAAGCGATCTCCTATAACGATGCCTTCGATCTCCCTCACGAGCAGGTAGGGGACGAATGGCAGCCCCAGCAAGTCAAGTCGGCCTAGGTGGACAACTCAGTCTGGGCGGCGACCGCCTCCTTCTTAGGGAGCATCTTCGGCGGCAGCGCGACATCGGCATTGATCATATTTTTCGGAAACGGCCATCGCGAGCGGAAGAATTGGTGGCGAGAGAAGCGCTATACCTTCTACGTGGAACTGCTGACCAAGGCTGAGGAGGCCACAAACGAAGTGGACTACGCCTCCGACCACTATCTCGAGCAAGCCCCTCCGCAGTTCGACGAGGCAGAACCGCCAGCCCACCAGTTGATCCTTATGGACAAAAAGGTCGAAGCCGCGTATCGGGCGTGGCACCGTGCGCTGTGGATCGCGAGCACACGACTTCACACCAGCTACGCTCACAGAGAGTCGCCCACGAAGGAGTTCGACCACGACAAGGCCAGAACGGACTGTATGTCAGCAACGATTACCGCGGTCGCACGACTGGGGGATTTGAGCGAAGCGATCCAGAAGAACTTGGGGCTAAACAAGCTCCGCATGCGTTCAGACGACTAGCTTGCCCAAGCTATTACTTGGCCGTGCATGTCACCCAACGAAGGCGTAGCCGCCACAAGATAGACGACATGACCTCCGGCATGGGTACGCGGGGCGGCTCTGTTTGCGCCTCAGGGTTCGAACACGTGTTCTATCTTTAAGTCGTGAGCAGGGCGCGGCGCGATCGGGTGTGGCCACGGCCGCGGACGACACGGCACGCATGGTTCAAGGACAGCCCCGAGCCGGGCGAACCACCACGCCAAGTGCTCGTCGTAGCCTGGCGCAGGCACAGCTACCAATGGTCTGCACTGATCATCTACTGCGTCGACGTCCAAGGAAGCCCCGACCCCGTCGTCGTGCAGCGCTGGGTGCCTGCGCACCAGCTCAGACCCGTCCGGGCTGACCCGAACCAGGCCTTCGGGCTGAGATAGAACTCGACCTATGATGCGGCCTTGTCGCCCTCACGCAGTGCGGTAAGGGATGCCTGCGTGTAGTCCGCCCTGAAGACGTCGAAGTAGGCACCGAACAGGCGGCGCAGGACCGTGGTGAAGATCAAGGCGAGGTGCAAACCCAGAGCGACGATCAGGCCGCTTCCGAAACGACCAAGCCAACCCGTATGCAGCGTGCCTCCCACTATGAGGCCAGTGACCACGATTCCGACGATGCAGAGGGCGAAAAAAGAGATGTAGAGGCAGGCAGCCGCGGTCTGGCTGACCATTCTTGCGAGGCGCCCGTTGCGCTTGAGATCCGGCGTCTCCGACATCTTGATTCGGAGATTCGCCAAGAACACGAAAGCCGTGAGCATCGACCCAACGAGTAGGCCGCTACCGCTGAGAACGGCGGAGAAGCCCGGCGCGGACAACGTGGCCCCGATGACACTGACAACGGCGCCTGCGCTGAGGGGGAGAACGAACAACACGATCCGCGTCGGCCAGGCAATTTTCTTGGCCTCCGTCGTTCGAAGTCCGCTCAGAACTTGTTGGAACAGGACTTTCAGGCTGAACCGCTCGAGGTCACGCTGCCACATCATGCGCCTTCCCTTCGCCGATGCAATGAGTCTATGACCAGCGTCCGACAGCCCACCATCCTGGAGTACGGGTAACGCCGTTCACCGCGAGGATCTCCTCGAGCACATCGCGAGAGGCGGCTTCGAAGTCGGCCCCGCTCGGTCGCAGATGATCATGGATCGAGTAGACGAACCGCGGCCACCCTGAACTGACGTTGATCGTCCGGTTCCTGCCATCCTGCACCGTTTTGATCGTCTGTTCGTCGAAATCTCGACCATCCACTCCGACCATGGCTGCGACGTTGATGTGCGCGCCCGCCCCATACCCTCTGAGCAAGCGGAAGATGTCACGGGCTTTCGGTCCTGCTGGGTCGATACCAAGAGAGAGGCGGACGTTCCGCACCCCAGCCGGTTCGACGAATGCCCCATCCACGTGGTCGCCCCGCTGCACAAGGTCTACGCCTGTGATCTCCACATCATCACGCTGCAGATAGTTCCTCCATCCGACCCCATCTGCCACGTCATGCTCACCCTGCAGTTTGAGATTATGAGTCCGTAACGCCTTGTCGAGAGCCCTCGCGAAGTGCGTCATGAGACTGCCATTGCCCTGCACCTCGAAAGCCGCTGCGAACACCTTCTCACTTGGCGGAAGCACAGCGAGGATCCGCGAGTCCCTCATCACGGCCTCGTCGGCAAGAATCGCCTTTGCAGCTACGGGAGAGCCTGTCGTCGTGTCGACCACCGTCGCAGGCGTGCCAAACACTCCTGACGAGCCTGCCATCCTGACAATCCAGCTGGCGCGGTGGAGGAAGTCAAGAGAGAAGTACGACGAGCGCTTCTCCTCAGCAACCCCGACTCCCAGCATCTTAGAGAGCTCAGCGACTATCAGATCTGCCAGCGTCACCCCATTGCCCATGTCCTTGGACATGTCATGTGGGTCCGACTTTCGTACGTCGGTGACCTGGAAGAGACCAACGCGGTAACCGTAAGAAGTCATCTGTCCCCCGTTTCTGGCCCCTGTTCGGGACAAACCAAAACTACCTCCGCATCAACCACTCCACACCTAGTCGAACGGAAACCGAGCAAGCCGATTTGACAAGCATATCCAGCGCATTGACGCTGAACCGACGTGGAGGTTGCCACAGGAAGTCACATGCGATGACACGGCGGTGCTAAGCCGATGATGTGGTGATCCATTCGAATAGCTCGCACCCATGACACACGGAGCGCTCGCTGTGCCAATCTCAGCAGCGCGGAAATGAGCGTCCGGCATCAGGCGCGAGTACCGGTCGATGGTGAGTGGCGTCACGAGGATTGGTCCAGAACCACTCGTGGAATGTGGAATGCCGGACTGTTCTCCACGAGCGGCTTAACCTTCTCGACGAGCTTGAGGACGAAGGCTCATTGAGCGCACCGACTTGGCTCATGTTCGCGACGCAAAGAGCGGGACGACGTTCGAGCCAACCGCAGCCTCAGTTGTGGCAACCGGGGCCGTGTCCGGAGCCCCCGGCGCCCATGCGCGCAGGAACTCTGGCGCGACTCCGAGCGCATGCGAGGCCTTCATGTACGGGGCTTTGCCGAAGCTCCTCACCAGCATTTGGCGCAGCAGGATCGGTTTCTCGGGGCGGACGGTTACAGGCTCTTCCTTCCGCCAGCCCTTGTACGACAGTTGCACCATGAGCGATTTTCGGCGTGTCTCTGACAGTCTTCCAGCGTAGTAGGCGTGGGTAATGATGGCCTGAACTGACAGCCCCCATTGAGCCTTGAGTTTGAGGAAGCCGTTGAGGCTCAAGGAGTCATCCACGCATTCCCTCAGGACTGTAATCGGGATTAGGAGCGCCCTGGCAAAACGGTGGGCCTCCTTCTCCTTGACTCTCTCGTCGAGCTGGAGCCGGCGACTGTGGAGCACTATGTGGCCGAGCTCGTGGGCCTTAGTGAAGCGCAGTCGGTCTCCTGACAGTCCCTCGACGTAGGTGATGAGGGGCCGGGACGGATGAGGAGATGGACGAGAGATCCCATCGTGCTTAGTGAGCAGGCCTTCACCCGCATGTCCCAGTGGAGCAACTGCGACCCCCTTGCGTTCCAAGGCCCGTGTCAGGTTGAGAATTGGTGACTCTTGATCAAGCCCTATAGCACTGCGCGTTGCCTGGGCGAGTTCCTCGATGTCGACCACCGAAGCGTCTGTGTCGGCATAGGGCAGTTGGGGCATCGGGAACTCGACGAGCTTCCCGAGGGCGTTCGCAACTCGTTCGATTTCACCAAAGCGAGCCGTCACGGCAGCCAGGCCAGAGGCGGAGGCCATCTTCCTGAAGGACAGCGGCTCGAGGAGCCCGAGAGAAGCCTGCTCGAAGAACGTAGCGGGAGTCTTCGTCGCAAGGCAGATCGCGGCGACGGCGTCAGGCGTGAGAGTCCGAAGGCCACGCTCCATGAGAGAGATTTGGGCCTGGCTGATTCCGGTGTCCTGCGACAGCTGCGCTTGGCTGAGTCCGAGCAGGTTCCGCAGAGTCAGCAGCCGGTTACCCTGCTCCAGAACCATCCTCGATCTCCTCCTCGACCTCGGTTTCAAACAGGTCTTCGTCTTCGTAGTCCTCGCCCGGGAACTCCAACATCTCGAACAAAGTCCTAGTCGGGGCGAGGTCCATCATGAAGTCCGTGCTGACCGTGCCCCGAAACCTTCCGGGGACGAGGGGGCGCGCGACCTTGAGGTCGTAGACGCCGTCTTCCGACGGCGACCACAGGAGCAAGAGGTTGTGGCACGTGGGCACTTCGAGCTCGAGCTGCTCGAAGTCCAGCATGGGCTGGTTGCGCCAAAACGCGCGCCGCGCTGTGTTGCTTCCTGCGTGGGGGACTCGGGATGGGCGGGTGGCTTTGAGCATTCGCAGTCGGACTTGGCCGTCAGCGTGGTCGAACCGGAGCTGGCCCATGAGGTTGGGGTCCCCCTCGAGTCTCCAGTCACCCAACTCGGTGAAGGACAGGCTCTCGCGGACGGCGGCTCGGATCAGGGCGGATTGCAGATGTGCAAGCCGGCCCGCGTTCCGATAGGTCGGCAGGTGCTTCCTTACTTCGGAGTGAGCGAAGGCAAAGGCCTCGTGAAGTGGCTCCGTCAGTGGCAGCAGCCGCGCGTGCAGATCGCGGGCGAACGGTAGGTCGATCGTTGTCATGTAACCCCTCTCAAGGACGCACCTGTCATATTATTACACCAAAATTTAACTGCGCCCTGTTGACAGACGGCCTGCGTGTCGGTCGACCCACCGCCGGAAGAGATAGCCCTCGTCGTGGGGCTGACCCAGGATGAGCTTCGTCGCTACTGCCGCGTCTCCGGGATCTGCACCCGGCTCAGCAAGGATCGCATCATGCTCGAACAGCAAAACGCGCGGGACATGCAGCGGTGGATCAAGGACCAGCCACGGCCATCGTGGGAGGACGACCGTTCGTGCCGTGACTTACAGCTCGAGGGCCTTCTGCGCGACCTCGGCGCCGCGGAAGTGCGCGTCGGGGAGGAGATGCGAGTAGAGTTCGACGGTCATCTGCACGGATTCGTGCCCCATACGGCGCGAGAGCTCGTACATGTCCATGCCAGCCCCGAGCATGATGGCGGCGTGGAGGTGCCGGATCGAGTGCACTGTGACTTTGTCCTCGAGCCCGACGGCCCTGCGCGAGGCTTGCCATGCTCGGTTGTAGAACGCCTGCGGCGTCATGACACCGCCACGCTTCATGCGGAAGACCGTGCCCGCGCCTGCTGTCTCGACAAGTGGGCGGACGGCGGCGACGGTCGACGGCGCGAGCGAGATCGTCCGCTTGCCCTTGGCGGTCTTGGGAGGTCCGATGTACCAAGTTCCGTCGTCGTTCTGCTTCCATACCTTAATTATCCGGACGATCGGGATTGCCACGTCGAGCTTGAAGTCGTCGGCCAACAGGGCGGTCGCTTCGGAGTAGCGCACGCCGGAGCCGCGCAGGAAGTCCAGGAACGGCTGGAAGTGCGGGTCGATCGCGTCCCGGATCTTATGGAAGTCCTCGTTGGTCATCTCGCCGTCGTCGCCGGCCACGTCGCGTTTGGGAAGGCGCACACCGGCGCATGGGTTCGCTGGGATGAAGCCCTCGCGAGCCGCACCGATGAGCGTGGATGAGATGAGCCCGAAGACGTTGGAGACCGTCTTGGGCTTCTTGCCTCGCTTCTCCATCCAGACGATCCACGCCCGCAGGTCGTTGCCGCGGAGGCCCTTGATCTTCCTGGCGCCGATCGGCGACTTCTCGATGTGGAGGCGTAGGTAGTCCCGGTAGCGCTTCACTGTGTATGCCGTTGCCCCGGTGATGTGATCGATGTGGGTCTGCACTGCCTCGGCGAGCGTCGGGCCGTCCACGGTGGCCTGCTCGATGACCTTCTCGGCGAGTGCGAGCCGGCCGCCGTTGGCTTCGATGATCCGCTTGAAGGCCTCAGCCTCGGGCTCGGTGTCGAACTGCAGGGAATCCTCTGAGAGGTGGGAGTCGGGATCGTTCCACCGCACGGTGTAGACCACACGACCGTTCTTCCATGTCCTCGCCCTGATGAATGCCATCCGTCCCCCTCCGGTTGCGCCGTTTGGGGACGATCCTAGCCTCGCCACGTCCGGTTTTCGGGGCCCCACGTCCGGGGCAAAGAAAAGAGGCCCGGAATTCCGGGCCTCTCACGGTGGAGGTAAGGGGATTCGAACCACCTACCCCACCTCCGGAATCACGCGAAAACCATTGAAATCCCGGGGGACTTGACAGGAACCTTGGGTAGTGCTGCACCCCCGTCAGGAACCCCACCCGTTGAAATTTCAACGCGCCCCGAGTGGCGTCGCCCCATCATGCCCCTGCCCCGGACAGACCAGCCCGGCCGGGACCTAAGACCCGACTCGCCCGGCCGACACTCCCCCGTTTCGAGGAATGTCGGATCCCAGCCGCATCATTGTCAGGTAACACTCAGCTTTGTCAGGTTCCTCTCAGGAACCTGCTCACAGAGCACCGCGCATTTGGGAAAGTTGGGGAGATGAGCTACATCGCGACGAAGCTATCGGAGCAGGGAATCCACACTGTGGCGGACTTCCTCAGGGTTGCGCGCAGGAACGGGCGCGACCCGATCGAGCTACTTGCCGAGGCGTGCGACGGCTCGCTGAAGCAACTCGACCTGCGATAGACCCAACGCGTCGGCCACCTTGAAGAAGGTGCTCATGGGCATCGACCGATGACCCTTGATGTACCGGTTCAGGGTGGCCGGCGTCGTCCCCAGCTTCTCCGCAAGATCCTCCTGCGTCATGTCGTGCTCGAGAAGCTCGACCAGGATCTGCTTCTGGATCGCCGCTTCGAGCGCGTCGTCGTTGCTCATGTGGGTAAGTTACTCCATCGTTTGGACGAATAGCAATGGCTATCGGTAATCAGATTACCGAAGCAAGCAGGTCTGGGCCTATAGGTACTTCCAGTGCACCCAACTGAGTACAGCCCCTCCTGCACTCGCGAATCCCACCCTTGTCATTACCCAAACGAGCAAGTACAGTACCCATATGAGCAATCCTCCAAATACCGCACTGGACCCGAACGACGTAGCCGTCGGAAACCGGATCGCGGAAGCCCTGCTCATCAAGAGCATCAGCGTCCTCGCACTCGCCGAAGCAACAGGCATCAGCCGATCCAACCTCCAACGCAGCATCAAAGGCTCCCGGCCACTCAACATGCGCGAATTCCTCCGCATCAGCCGAGTCCTCGGCATTGCACCCGAAGTGCTCATCCCCAAGGATCTGGCGGCCTGACATGGAACAGGAAACCTATCTCACCGTCTCCGAAGTGAGGCAGATTCTCCGGTTCAAGTCAGACAAGACGATCTACAACGCGATCCGCGCCGGAAAGCTCCAGGCGACCCGCGTTGGCCGCAACCTCCGCATTACCCCGGCCGCCGTCAGCGAATTCACCCGGAACAAGACGGCCACTCCCAAGCGCGACCCGCGCAACCAGAAAGAACGCATCGCCCGCCTCATGCGGGCCAGCTAGCCCAGTCGGGCACCCACCCTCGCACACCCGAAAGACCGTCGTTTGGCGGCAGGCCCCGTTACGGGGGCCGGAGAAAGGTACTTCGCCATGCCCTCAATCCCTTTCGTCCAGCTCAAGAACACCATCCGTCAGATGCACGCCGACTTCGGCGATCCGATCAGCTCCCGCGAAGCGCACCGCATCGCACAGGGCGTGATGCTCTCGCAATGCGCCGAGCAGTTCGCGAACGCTGCCGAAGCCTACTTCCGCGAAGTCAAAGACCCCACCGGCGAGGAAGCAACCGACAACGTCCTCATCCAGTACCTCATCGAACGCGGCTCGCTCGCCAAGGCAGCGTGACGTCCTCGGACACCTGCACCACCCCACACCAACACCCCGGGCCCGCCAACGTGCGGGCCTTTTCTGTACCCACAGGAGCTCACGTGACCATCATCGACACCACCGAGACCGTCGGGCCCCTCCCGATCGGCTACACCGACCCCGCCGAGCCCACCGGCAGCGACGCCGAGAGCGAGCCTGTCCACTACTTCCCAGTCGGAGAACGGTACTGGCGGAACCGCATCTTCAAGCGTGATGGCGTGTGGCTGCTCGGCGCAGCCCACAACGACACACGATTCAAGAGCCCACTCTTCGGCAATCCGACCCACATAACGTCCGCGGCCAACTTCCCGGATGCCATCACAAGGCTGCGCGTCGAGTCGATCAAGGATCTCGGCTTCGAAGTCGACACGCGAGTCCTGGTGACCAGCAACCGCTTCACCGCATTCAACGGGGACCGAGGCGTGGACTTCCGCGACTGCACCGGCCGCGTGGTCAGCATCGACCCCAGCCTGCACCTCCCCATCGAGGTCGAGCTCGACCACCACGGCTACTCGTCGCTGTTCGGCGCCGACGAGCTCGAAGTCACCCCATGACCCGCGCCGCAGAGATCCTCGCCGCCGAGTTCCCCCAGATCGTCGACTTCGACGCGACCGGGATGACTACCGAGCAAGTCCACTACTTCCTCGGCGAATCCGCCGGCGTCGCCTTCTACCAGTACCAGACCCTGAAAGGAGACCCCCGATGACAGCGTTCCTCATCCTCGCCATGCTCGCCGCACTGTTCCTCGGTGCCGGTCTGCTCGCGTTGCTGCCATCCCTGCCCCTAGTCCGTGACCTCATCTGCATGCCCTGGGACGAGGAAGGCACCAATGCCTAGGGCCGCCGTCCTCGAGGTCACCTCGGAAGAGTGGCGGGCGCAAGCACTCGAGTTCATCGAGAACCACCCGATCGGCACGGAGTTCCACGCCGACAAGCTCAGAGGTCTGATCGCCGAACCGCCAAAGTCGACTGACTGGGCAGGCCTGTTCTCTGCCGCGAAGGCCGCGGGCCTTGTCATCCATGTCGGTTGGCGGCGGTCCACATACCCCGCTCGCAGACATGGCACCCAAGCCGTCTGGCAACGCGTCGAGAGGAAGCACCGTGACTGAGCCGAAGGACGCGTTCGAACAGCTCCGACGCCCGTTCGCACCCAACGAGATCGAGCGTCTGCCGAAGCAGCTCAGGAAGAACGACGACAACCGGGGCCCGTGCGAGGACACGCCCCGCGGACGCCAGTACAGCGCCGACAGGCACTTCTGTGGCGGCTTCCACGCGAGGTCGCTGCACCTCGACTACGTCGGCCACGCGGGCATCACCGACCGGCTAAACGAAGTCGACCCGCTCTGGGACTACGAGTTCATGCACGTAGACCTCCCCGCGTGGGCATCAGCCGCCGTCGGCGCGCTCTACCAGCACGGCACCCCCGACGCGATCGCCGAGGCCGGGCGGCTCGTGAAGCTGCACGGCATCCCGATCAGCCGCGACGGCGGGTACTGGATCAAGCTCACCATCCTCGGGCACACCCGGATCGGGTTCGGCGACGCCGGGGCGAAGTCCGGGGCGAACGCCACGAAGGAAGTCATCGGCGACGCGCTCCGCAACGCCGCCATGCGGTTCGGCGTCGGCACCTACTTGTGGTCGAAGTCCGACGCCGCGCTCGCCAAGAAGCAGGCCGAGGAAGTCGAGCATGACGACGCCCCAGCGGCCGCGCCGCCAGCTCCGCCGGCGCCTCCCGCGAAGCCGTGGGACGAGGCCCAGGCGGACGCCGCGATCAAGTTCGCGCTCCGCACCCAGCAACCCGAAGTCGCCCTCCGTAAAGCGTGGGACGACGCCAGCGCCACCGGATCACCCCAGCACATCCTCGACCGGATCCGGGCCGCCGCCCCATCCCAACAGCAACCCACTACCGAGCCCTACGAGAGCGAGATCGTCGAATGACCACCCTCAAGGAAAACAACCTCATCTTCCTGCTCAAGAAGACGCTCGCAGACATCGTCAAAGGCGAGGTCGACACCGACCGGGCCGAGCTGCTCGAGCGGCTTCTCGGCCAGTACGACGAGACGGGCACGAAGTCGTTCACCGTGCAGATCCCCGGAGCGGAGAAGGTCGCCACGCTCACCCTCGCCGAGCCGAAGCCGACGACGAAGGTCGACGCCGCGGCGCTGCTCGAGTGGTGCCGGGAGAACCGGCCCGACCTGCTCAAGACCGTGCACCACCCTGCGCAGGAGGCATGGGACGAAACGGTCCTCGCCGACGGCGCCGCCGTGACGATCACCAAGGAAGCCAAGCTCGCCGGGACCGTCTACATCACCGACGACGGCGAACCGATCGACGGCCTCGAATACGTCCCCGCTGGCCGCCCCAAGTCGTTCACCGTCCGCTACGAGAAGGGCGGGCAGGACCGCGTCATCGAAGCGTGGAAGGACGGCGAGCTCGGCGCCCTCGACACCGGCAAGAACCTCCCGCAGATCACCCAGTAACACCACACCCGAGGGGCGGTCTGCTGCGGCAGGCCGTCCCTTCCTCGTACCCACGAAGGAATAACCCATGAAGACCTCAATCACGGTCGCCAAGCTCCACGAACTCATCACACCCGTGCTCGGCTTCGCATCGAAAGATGAAACGCTTCCCATCCTCTGCTCGGTGCACATCGTCAGCACACCAACAGGGCTCATGGCTGAGGCGACGAACCGCTACGTGCTCGGCCGCTCGTTCGTCGACTGCGACACCGCTGGCGAGTTCGAAGCGCTCATTCACATCGAGGCAGCCCGCGCCGTTCTCCGCACCTTCCCTCGCGGAAAGACAACGCTCGATCGCCTGTGCACCCTCGAGCTCGCTGAGAGCACCGAAGGGAAGCTCACTGTCTCGGGCCAGACCGGGAACCCGTGGATGCCGGAAGCCGCGCTCACGCTGGACCTTATCGGCGGCGACTACCCGAAGCTCGGCGTCCTGTTCGACAAGGTCGCCGCAAACAAAGACCGCATCCTGGGCCTCACGCCCCAGCACGTAGAGACCATCTCTGCAGCGCTGGCTGCTGCCGACTTCAAGACGATCCCTGCGAAGGTCACCTTCCCGAGGAGCCCGGCGCAGCCCGTTCACATCACACAAGACACCCTCGTGGGCAGATTCGAAGCACTCATCCAGCCCGCACGAATCGCAGGAGACGCAGAATGACAACCGCAGCAATCGACCTCACCCAGCGGATCCAAGAGCGCGACGGCGTCTCCGTCGTCCTCTACACCAAGCCGGCCTGCCCGCAATGCGACATGACCAAACGCCAGCTCGACCGGGCCGGAATCCACTACACCACTGTGGACGTCACCGAGGACGAGACAGCCCTCTGGTACATCAAGGACTACCTCGGCTACCTCGCCGCCCCCGTCGTGGTCGTGGCCGTGCCGAATGGCGACGAGATCCATTTCAACGGATTCCGCCCTGACCTCATCGCGCAGCACATCACCAAGCGAGGCGAGCTGTGACCACACGCCAGATCGCCGAGGCCGAGTTCCTCGACTGGACCGACATCGCCGCAGCCTGGGGCGAAGCATACGCACGCACCGGGTCAGCGAAGTCGAAAGCCCAGCTCAGCATCGCCACCGCCCGCGCCGAAGCAGCCCACGCACGCATGGGGGCAATGGCGTGAACAGGAGCCACCGCCCCGAACCCCACGGCAACGAGCTGCTCGCCCAAGCCGTCGCCGAAGCGTACAAGCCCCGTGCCCTCAAGCTGCACTGTGTACGGGGCCACGAGTTCACCGCCGAGAACACCAACATCCGGCCCGACGGGAAGCGCCGCTGCCGGGCATGCGACCGCGAGCGCGGGCAGGCGAAACGCGCAGGCATCGTCTACGCCACAGCACGCAAGGCCACCCGATCCCAACGCGAGGAAGCCCGCAGCGTCGTCACCCCGGCACAGCACGAGAGCAACGTCTCCGGGCTGCTCCGCTACCTAAACGGCCGCGCCGCCCGACAGGCAGCCGCACGCCGCCGGCTCATGCTCGACCGCACCTCGTAACCCCCGCCAACGCAGGGCGTCGACTGGCGCGCTCCCCAGCAGCTACCACCGACGTCCCGTACCTGATACCCGCCGCACCCACGGCACAACCGAATAGGAGCACCCCTTGAGCGACCGGATCCTCTCGCGCATAAACCATGAGGGAGGTATCCCGGCCAGCCCCCACACGCCCGTGCCCGGTCAGTGCTGGACCTTCGCGTCCTGGCACAACAGCGCGGGATGCCCATACGTGCACTGGGAAGGCCGCGACCAGCCCGCCCACCGAGTGGTCTACATCCTCACGCGAGGCGAAGACATCACCGGACTCGATCTAGACCACCTCTGCCGCAACCCCGCCTGCGTCAATCCGGACCATCACGAGGCCGTGACGCACGCCGAGAACCAGCGGCGCATCGCCAAGCACCAGACCGCCTGCCGCCGCGCAGGCCACGACTGGACCGACCCCAACAACGTACGCACCCGCCCCAACGGCAAGCGCTACTGCGCGGAATGCGATAGGCAGTCCTGCCGCGCCCGCCACGCCCGCCGTCGCGCTGAGAAGAAGGAGACCCACCGTGCTAACGGTTAGTGATTTGTTTTGTGGCGCTGGAGGATCGAGCACAGGCATGGCCGGCGTGCCCGGGATCGAAGTGAAGATCGCCATGAACCACTGGCAACGCGCCATTGAAACCCACGGTGCGAACCACCCCGACGTCGACCACGTCTGCGCCGACATCCAGCAGACCGACCCCGAGTACATCCCGAGCACGGACATCCTTTGGGCCTCCCCTGAGTGCACGAACCACAGCGTGGCGAAGGGCCGCCGCCGGGTGACGAACCAGAAGCCTCTCTTCGGCGGCTCAGCCGAGGAGGCCGCGGCGACGAAGTCCCGCGCCACCATGTGGGACGTTCCCCGGTTCGCCGAGGTCCACGACTACAAGCTAATCATGACCGAGAACGTCGTCGACGCTGCCCGCTGGGTCATGTTCGACGCGTGGCTGTCCGCGATGCGAGCCCTCGACTACGAGCACCACATCGTCTACCTGAACTCGATGCACGCCCAGCTCGGCGGGCTCCCGGCGCCGCAGTCCCGCGACCGGATGTACGTCGTGTTCTGGAAGCGCGGCAATCGCCGGCCGGACTTCGACAAGATGCGCCCGCAGGCGTGGTGCCCGGATCACGGCATGGTGCGAGCGCTCCAGGTCTTCAAGAAGCAGGAGCGCTGGGGCCGCTACCGGGCCCAGTACAACTACCGGTGCCCCGAGGCGTCCTGCCGGAACCGCATCATCGAGCCCGGCTGGCTCCCGGCAGCGTCCGCGATCGACTGGACCATCAAGGCCGAGCGTATCGGCGACCGGGCCAAGCTCCTCGCCGACAAGACAATGAAGCGGATCAAGGCGGGCCTTGAACGCTACGGCAACCGGCCCATGCACCTCGAGGCAGCAGGCAACACGTTCGACGCAGCAACTCGCGGCGGCGACTACTTCCGGATCTGGCCGACAGAAGAACCGTTCCGCACCATGCACACCTCAGCGTCGAAGGGGCTCGTGATCGACGCCGTACGAGGCGCTCCGATAATCAGCGACACCACCGAGCCGTTCCGCACGCAGACGACCGCGTACACGCGTGCCCTGCTGATGCGGAACAACACGGGCGGTGCGGAGATGACGACGCCGGTCTACGAGCCGATGCGTACGCTCACGACGGGCGGCCACCAGTCGCTGCTCATGCCCTACTACGGCTCGAGCAAGCCCCAGCCGATCAGCGACCCGATCGGCACCCTCACTACCGTCGACCGGTACGCGATGATCACGCTCCGCGGGCAGAACGCGCCCAAGCACGTCAGCGAACCGATGGACACCTTCGCCGCCAACGGCAACCACCACGGCCTCATGAGTACCGAGCCCGTCAACGTCGAAGACTGCACCTTCCGCATGCTCGAGCCGCACGAGGTGACCTGGGGCATGGCATTCCCGAGGGACTACATCATGACCGGCACCAAGCGGGAGCAGGTCAAGCAGGCAGGGAACGCTGTCACCCCGCCGGCCGCCCGTGACCTCGCGATCGTCGCTGCCGGGTCGCTGGGAGTCGCGGCATGAGCCTCTACTACGAAGACGACTTTGTCCGGCTCTACCACGGCGACTGCCTCACGGAGCACCATGAATGGCTCGACGCCGACGTGCTGGTGGCCGACCCGCCGCATGGGATCGACTACCAATCCGGCCGTGAGCGCGCCACCCTCGCAGCATCGATCCTGAACGATAAGGACACCTCAGTCCGCGACGGTCTTCTGGGCGCGTGGGGTGACAGGTCAGCGCTCATCTTCGGCTCATGGAAGATCGAACGTCCTACGGAAACCAAGGCTCTGCTCATCTGGGACACCAAGGGCGCTCTCGGCATGGGCGACCTGAGCATCCCGTGGAAGCCGAGCCACCAAGAGATCTACGTGCTCGGAAGCGGCCCATGGCAGGGCAAGCGCGGGACTGACGTGCTCACTTACGCGCCAATCCAGGCGACGGCGAAGAACGGTCGGCTTCACCCGCACCAGAAGCCAGTCCCGCTCATGACTGCCCTTCTCGCCAAGACGGTCGGCTCGGTAGCCGATCCGACTGCGGGCTCCGGCAGCACGCTCGTCGCAGCGAAGGCTCTCGGGCGTAAGGCGATCGGCGTCGAGCTGGAGGAACACTACTGCGAGAAGGCGGCCCGCCGCCTGTCTCAGGGAGTCCTCGACCTCGGAGCGCTCGCATGAGGGCGACACGCGACTGGATCCCGGCGACGAGCTACAAGTGCCCTGGCTGCGGCAAGCCAAAGCCGAACATCGGCTGGCACGACGAGTGCCGCGACTCGCCAACGCCTGAGCTTCCGGGCCAGACGAGTATTGAAGATGTCTTGGATGGTCCAGAAAGGATAGAGCCGTCGCCCTGATCGCAATGACGTACAGGGTGACGGCTCTCGTTTAATCGGCGGTGAGCTCGACGGACTTTACGCGGCTGGCTGGGATGACGTACTGCGGCGGCTGGCCTTCAACCGCGCCGAGCTCGTAGAACCAGAGGAATCCGTCGTGAGACTGGACAACCCCGGCGTTCTCAAGCGTCTTGGTCTCGTCATTCGCGAGAGTGATCAGATGCTTTGCCATGATTCGCACCTCCTTTCCGTTGAGTGCAGGTCCACCGTACCGACAGTGTCCGACACCGTATCCGCACCTTTAGCAGACATTGACCAAAACCTTGCCCAAAGGAAACCCTTCCCATGAATGATCCGTGCTGTTGGCTGTGCAAAACACCATCGGGTGTGTGCGCGACTGGCCACACATGCGACCACCACAGAGAGGCCCTAGCCCAAGAGGCTGGGGCCTCTTCCATCACCTATGCCGATCCAACCGGAAACCGGGCCACCGGCAACGTCGACCGCGAGAGGGGGAAGAAGCGTGGCAAGCGCCGCACGTAGACCCAGAGTCGACGGACCACCGATGCGGCGGTTCGAACGGTACGTCATGAGGGGCCCGTCCTGCTGGATTTGGACGGGCTCTTTCTACGCCAACGGCTATGGGCGCATTTCGATTCGCGGCCGCGACGTTCTGGTCCATCGCTTCGCCTACGCCGAGTTCGTCGGCGCCATCCCGGTTGGGAGCCAAATCGATCACGTTTGCCGAAACCGGGCGTGCGTGAACCCGAAGCACCTACGGCTCGCTACAAACAAACAGAACAACGAGCACCAGGCCGTGCGTGCCGACAACCGGCACGGCTTCCGTGGTGTCGGATTCAACCCGCGAACTGGCAAATACAGGACCCGTGTCCAGCACAACGGCCGCGAGTACCGAGCTGGCGAGCATGAGACGCCTGAACTCGCGGCGGAAGCGGTAAGGCAGCTACGCCTTCGCCTCTTCACGCACAACGAATACGACAGGAAAGGCGGATAGTGTGCCCTGGCTCAATGCCGACTCCAAGATGTATGCCCACCCGAAGATGCGGGCCGCGGGCTTGGAGGCTATGGGGCTGTGGCTCATGGGCGGCACCTACTCGGCCGACGTCCTCACCGACGGGCATGTTCCGGACTGGATCGTGCAGTCGTGGCCGGGTGGCCCGGAGCTCGCGCAGAGGCTCATCGACGCCGAGCTCTGGGCCGAAGCCTCGGGCGGCTATCAGGTGCTCTCGTGGTCCGAATACCAGCGCACCAAAGCGCAGGTTGAGGAAGAGCGGGCGAAGGCGCGGAAGCGCAAAGAGGACTGGAAGGCCCGCCAACAGGAGGAACGCTGAACGAACGCCGTTCGGAACGCCGTTCGGAACGCCGTTCCACAACCGTTCAGAACGCGTTCGGAACGCTGCCCAAGCCAAGCCAATACAAGCCAAGCCAATCCACTAGTTCTTAACTCACCTATGTCTTTCTTTTGGGGAGACTTCATCATCATTCGTCACTTAGGTGACGCGTGAGGGGGCCATGATGATGCAGGAAAAATTCGGGCAAATCGACGCGATAGACGCAGCGAAGATCATCGCCCGTCACCGGCCGGGCTGGGATCCGCCCGGGATCGTCGCCGCGCTGGCCAAGGTCCGGTACGACCTCGACATAGCCCAGGCGCTCACCGCTGCGCTGCGGGCAGCGGCCGATCCGGCAGCAACGACACCGGCGGCGCTCGCGTGGGACAAGTACCGCGCCGCACCTGTCGCCCCGACCGTGCTGACGATCGAGCGGTGCCCACAGCACGGCTCGCGGCTCACAAGCCTCGGCCACTGCCCAGCATGCCGATCCGAGATTCTCGCGGGCCAAAGACCACGGCAGGCCATGTGCAAGCAATACGACCCCGAGGCAGAGAGGGCAGAGGCATGACGCCGTTTCGAGCGGGCCCGCACTGCCCGGACCACCCAGCGCACGACGCCCGCTACTGCTCCGGCTGTTGGCGCGAAATACTCCAAGGGCTCAGGCCCGACACCCACATAGGAAAACACTTCGAAGCCGCCCCCGAGGCGGCTTCAGTCGTCTCAGGAGGCGAACCATGAGCCGCCGCATCCTTGTCCTCGACGTGCCCGCGCCGTGCGACTGGATCAACGCGAACCACCGGCCGCACCCGCTCGCCAAGGCCCGCCTCACCCGCCAATGGCGCGAAGCCGGGCACGCAGCGGTTCCGCCCGGAACGCAACCGTTCCCCGGCCGCGTGCGCGTCCTCGCCAAGATCTACAAGCCCAGGCGAGGGATCTACGACCCCAACAACCTCAACGGAACAACCAAGGCGATTCTCGATGGCGTAGTCGACGCCGGCTTGCTGCCCGACGACTCATTCGTGTACGTCGATGGCCCAGACCACCGGCACGGCGGCATCGGACAGCCGCGAGTCGTCTTCGAGATCGAGGAGCTGCCATGAGCCTCTACGCAATCGACAAGCTGCCGCACTACGTCACGATCACCGCCAGATACGGCAGTGACGGCGATCCCATCACGCCAACAGTCGAGTTCCACTGCCCATGGCTCTACGGCGGCTGCCACTTCTATCCCGGGTGCGACGACACCTGCGAAACATGGGACATCGACCACCTCGAATCCCACGGCCATGGACACGAGCGCGTGCACCATCACCGCTGCTGGCTACAGGACTGGTTCGACAACGAAGCGCACAGCTACGCGGGCCCCGACTTCAACGACCGCGACGATTGGGGTCTGCCATACGGCGTAACCCGCACCGGATCGATCAAGGGAACGTTCTGTGGCGAGTACATCGAATGGGAGTTTGCTGAATGAGCCCGCAGCGGATCCAGCGCCGCCGCACCAAGGGCTGGCGCATGCCCGAGAACACCGTCTACGTCGGGCGCGGATCCCGCTGGGGGAACCCGTTCAGCGTTAACCACGGCCACACGATCATCGGGCCGCCCTGGTTCGACGCCAAAGACAACTGGGGCAGGGTGACTGCGGCCGACGCGACGAACGCCTCATCGCGAGGCGTCGTCCCAGCTGAGGTTGTTGACCAGTTCCGCATGCTCATGCAGGTCCGCGCGCGCGACGAACCTCAGCGCTTCGCTCGATGGATCAAGCCGCTACGGGGCAAGAACCTCGCCTGCTGGTGCCCCGATGGCCACTCATGTCACGCCGACGTGCTGCTGGAGCTCGCAAACAAGGAGGCAAGTTGAGTCTGACGACGAACGTCCACGAGCTCACCCGCGAACACCTCGTCCACACACCCGCTGGCCGGCTCGAGACCGTGCCAGCCCTGCTCGACCAGCTCGACGCAGCGGCAGGCGAAACCCGTGCCGGATCCAACGGCGGCGGCGGCGACGGCACACCCAGCCCCATAAGCCTCGACGTCGTCGCCCTCCAGCAGGACATCGAACGCGAAGCGTGGGCAAACCAAGGCGAGCTCATCCCATCCTTCAAGGGCACGCTCAAGCAGGTGATCCAGTCCTGGGCCGTCGAATCGATCAACGGCGAATGGATGGCGTACCTCGAGCACATCACGCTCGACTGGATCGACAAGATCCGCGCCATCACCGAGCCCGCGAAGCCGCCGAGGAAGCTCCACCGGCCCTGCCCAGCGTGCGGCGTCCTCTACGGGGGCGACGAGCACAAGCCCGGCCTGCTGCTCCACTGCTGGGCTGACGACGGCGCACTCCTGCCGCCCGGGCAGTGGACGGCCGAATGCATCCACTGCGAAGCCGCATGGGCAGGCGGGGAGCTCGGCTGGCTCAGCCGCGCACTCAACACCGAAACCGAAGGGATCAATGCATGACAGGCTGATTTATGGCGCAACACGCCGTCTAACGTGCGGAATCACACTGGTGTAATTCGATGTTAAGCTAGTCCTGCTTAGGGATTCGTGTCTGAACTTTCAGACCGGATCCCTTTCTCGTGGGTGCGAGGGTCTAGCCCCGAGTCTGATCCCCCCATCAGGCTCGGGGCTTTCGCATCCCGCGGGGGGTGACTAGCCGTCGGAGGCGCAACGATCGCGCCCGGCAGGGGCAGAACCTGCCACCCCCACTCGCCACCCCGGAAGGTGAGCCGCCCCAAGTTCGTCGGGGCCGGACCATCCGGGTGCAGGGGCGAACACAGCAGCCTCGGCCTCACGCTGCTAGCCAAACCCTGAGGCCAAAGGGGTCGCGCCGGATCGCCAGATGCGAAACCCGCGCCATGGAGCTCGCGCCAGCCGAGTCCCCGAAGCTGGCCACAACTTCCCGGAGGTGAGCACATGGACGAGCTCGCCGGCCGGATAGGACTCGTCAGCGGAGGGTCCGACTTCTGGGCAAAGAGAATCCGCGAATTCACGCACTCGCCGTATCACCACGTCGTTATCGGCCTCGATGCCGAATGGTGCATGTCGGCCGAGCCCGAGGGCGTCAAGCGGATGCCAAGCCGCCACTACCCCAACATCCACTGGCTGGACCCAATCGGGGCGCCCCAAGAGCAGCAGGCCGCCGCATGGCACGCCACACAGCTCGCCGACAGCCCCTACAACAACCGCGCCCTCGCTCTCGCCTCGGCCAAGGCACTCGGCCTGCCCGTCCCAGCAGCAGCGATCCGCTGGGCCGATGGGCACGGCTACACCTGCGTCATGCTCGCCGCCGCAGCCTACGCCGCTGTAGGGATCACACTGCTCAAGCAGCCCATCACCTCGCCTCCCAAGGCATTCCTGGAGCAACGATGGCAACCTCACGCACAGGCACAGCCCAATGGAAGCGCGTACGCGACCAAGCCTTGGCCGAAGCCAAAGACGCTGGCCTGACACGCTGCCCACTATGCGGCAACGGGCTCGACTGGACACGGTCACTACAGCCCAACAGCCCAGAGGTTGACCACATCGTGCCTCACGCACTCGGAGGGCAAGACGTGATCGAAAACTGCCGCGTCATATGCAGGCTCGACAATCAGCGCCTCGGGGCCATTGCAGGCCGATCCCGACGCAAGCCAACCGCCACCGTCGCCCTCGCCGCCTCCGACATCTGGTAGCCCCAGGGGGCACCCGGTACCCCCCACCCCCGCAATCGCCCCCCGGGCAGTAGCGATCTCTCCCCGCGTTTTTTCCACAGGGGCACCCTAGGAGGTGCGCATGGCACGGAAGCAGCCGCTGCGCGCTGTTGGGCCTGACGAGAAGGCACCACCGCAGGAGCCGAGGACGGTCCTCGAGGCGTCGGAGTCGGGCGACCGGATAGCCGAGCTTAGGGCGATGCGCCGTGTGATCGCGAAGGCGATCGACAACGAGAACACTTCCCCGCGGGATCTGGCCGCGCTGTCCCGTCGGCAAATCGAGATCAGTAAGGAGATCGACGCGCTGATGCGGCAGAAGTCCGAGGAGGCCGAGCAGGGTGCAGTCTCCGGGGACGAAGAGTGGTCAGAAGAAGCTATCTGAGGTAGCCCGGCACATCTGCCGGCCCGAGGGGATCGTCGCCACTGGCTTCCCGGCTGTCCGGGACCGTTCGCGGGCGATGGGGATGCCCATGGACCTCTGGCAGGAGGGCATTGGCCGGCTGGCGCTCGCGAAGCGCGCCGACGGCAGCTACGCGGCGAGCGTCGGCGGTGTGGTCCTCTCGATTCCCCGGCAGGTCGGCAAGACGTACCTGATCGCGGCGATCGTGTTCGCGCTGTGCACCCTGTTCCCGAATCTGACTGTGATCTGGACGGCGCATCGGACGCGGACGCATAACGAGACGTTCAAGAAGATGCAGGGCATGGCTGCGAAGCCGAAGATCGCCCCGTACGTCGAGAATATCCGGGCTACGAACGGTGAGCAGGAGATCTCGTTCAAGAACGGGTCGCGGATCCTATTCGGAGCCCGCGAGTCCGGTTTCGGCCGTGGCTTCGACAAGGTCGACATCCTGGTCCTCGACGAGGCTCAGATCCTGACCGAGGATGCGATGTCGGACATGGTTCCGGCGACGAACGCGGCACCTAACGGTCTCGTTTTCCTGATGGGCACGCCGCCGCGGCCGAAGGATCCGGGCGAGGTGTTCACGAATGTGCGCCGGGCTGCGATCGACGGCGACAGCGACACTCTGTACATCGAGTTCTCGGCGGACGAGGGCGCGTCGCTCGATGACCGGAAGCAGTTGGCGAAGGCGAACCCGTCTTATCCTCACCGCACTGGCGAGGCTGCTATCCAGCGGATGCGGAAGCTGCTCGGTTCGGATGACAACTTCCGGCGCGAGGCGTACGGCATCTGGGATGAAGCGGCGCTGACGAAGAAGGCGATCAATGTCCGGGCATGGAGCGCGCTGGCGATCAGTCCCGAGGCCGTCCCAACTGAGGGGCAGCGGGTGTTCGGCGTCCGGTTCACGGTCGACGGTTCGGCTGTGGCGCTGGCCGCGGCGATACGTCCCGACGGCGATGCACCTGTACACGTTGAGGGCATCAAGCTCGCCTCGACCAGCGAGGGCACGCAATGGCTCGCTGACTGGCTGATCGAGCGGCATGAACGGGCCGCGCAGATCGTGATCGATGGCAAATCCGGTGTCGGGTATCTCGTGAATGCGCTGCTCGAGGCGAAGGTGCCGAAGACCGCGATCGTCACGGCCGGCACAGACCACGTGATTACCTCCGCTTCCATGGTTGAGGCGGCGATCGTTACTGGCGGCCTCACGCACCGTGGGCAGCCCGAGCTCGACGAGCAGGTCAAGGACGCTGAGAAGCGGAAGATCGGCACGAACGGCGGGTTCGGCTGGGCGGCACCGGAGGGCGGGAGCGTGGCTTTGCTGGACGCGGTGACGCTCGCCTTCTGGGGCGCGAAGACAACGAAACGTAGGGCAGGAAGAAAGGCGGTGTTCCTGTGAGCGCGTGGACCGCTTCGGATGTCGCCGAGCTGCGCATCGGCAACGTCACGGACGCCGAGCTCGGCATGATCCTCCAGCTTCTGGAGACGTGGCGCTCGCGCACCGACAAGAACATCAAGCGCTCGCTGTACTACGACTCGGAGCAGGCATTCAAGGATCTCGGGATCACGCTGCCGCCGCAGTTGAGGAACGCGAGGTTCTTCCTCGGCTGGGCGACGATGGCTGTCCGTAAGGCCGCGGTGCGCTCGCAGTTCGACGGGCTGCGGCTCCCTGGCTCGACGGACCCGTTCGAACTAGCCGAGGTGCTCGAGGCTAACAGTTTCGGGCTGGAGTTCGGGCAGGCCGTCGTGTCGGCGTACAAGCATGGCCTGTCTCTGGTGACGGTTGCGGCCGGCGCCGAGGGCGAGGCTCCGGTGCAGATCCAGCCGCATTCGGCTGAGTCATCGGCTGCGCTGTGGGATCGGCGGAAGCGGCGGATCTCGTCGGCCCTGACGATCTCGGAGATGCGCGAGGACAAGCCGAGCGAGTTCATCGTCTACCTGCCCGACGTCGTGCTCACCTGCACGAGGGCCAACGGGAAGTGGACGGCCGAGCGGATCGCGAACAGCATCGGTCGGACTCTTGCGGTGCCGGTCACGTACGATCCGCAGCTCAACAAGCCGTTCGGCCGGTCTCGGATCTCGAATCCGGTGATGTCCCTGACGGATATGGCCGTCCGGGCCTATGTCCGCATGGAAGGCAACGCGGAGTTCTATTCGTCTCCGCAGCTCGCGATCGAGGGCATCGACCCGGACGCGTTCGAGAACGTGACGGAGCAGAAGAAGTTCAAGCTCGCGATGGACCGGCTCGTCGCGCTCACGCGTGATGCGGATGGGAATGCGCCGACGATCAAGCAGCTCCAGCAGGCGACGATGACCCCGCACAGCGACATGCTGCGCACGGTTGCGATGGCGTTCTCGGGCGAGACGGGTATCCCGCCGAGCTCGCTGGGCATCATCCACGACCAGCCGGCGTCGGCCGAGGCGATCCGCGCCGCCGAGCATGACCTGCTGATCGATGTGACGTACCAGAACAAGTACGTGCTCGCCGCTGCGGTGAAGAATGTCGCCCAGTTGGCTGTCATGGTCCGGGATGGGCTGACCGAGCCGCCGGCGGACGCGTGGCGCCTGTCTGCGGTGTTCTCCGACCCTGAGTTCCGGTCGACGTCGGCGAACGCTGACGCGTACGTGAAGCTCAGCGAAGCCAACCCGGATCTGGCGAGCTCGCCGGTGCTGCTCGAGACGGTCTTCGACGAAGATCAGATCGAGCGGATCACCGCTGAGCAGCAGCGGGCGCAGTCAGGGAGCGCGATCCAGGCGCTCGTCGCGTCGGCGCAGGCCCGGCAGGCGGCTCCGGTGGTGACACCTAATGGCGGCGCCTGACCTCGAGGCGTACCGGCAGGCCAACGCCGAGCTCGCGAAGCTCGTCAAGGGCGTGCTGGAGGATTTCTTCCTCTCGCTGGACGTGACCAAGCCCGAGGCGGCCCGGGACGCGCTGCTGCAGTTCCTCCCGGCGCTCACGGACCAGTACGGGTCGGTTGCCGCTTCGGTGGCGGCCGACTGGTACGAGGAAATGCGGGCCAGCTCCGGTGCCGTCGGGAGGTTCACGGCGATTCCGGCCCAGACGGTCCCGGGCGCGGCTGTCGAGGCGAAGGTGCGCTTCCTCGCTGCGCAGCTCTGGACGCCCGAGCCCGGCGCGATGCTCGGCTCGCTGCTGGTGGCTGCTGACAAGTACGTGAAGCAGCCAGGGCGGGACACGATCGCGGCGAACGCGAAGCGTGAGGGCGTCCGATGGGCTCGCGTGCCCACCGGCGCCAAAACGTGCGCGTGGTGCCTCACTCTGGCCTCCCGCGATGCCGTCTACCACTCCAAGGCGTCAGCGGGCGGCTACGGCCACCGTTACCACGGTGACTGTGACTGCCAGCCGGTGAGGATCGCGAAGGCGTCCGATTACCCGCCCGGTTACCTGCCGGATAACTACTACGAGATGTACCAGGCGGCCCGCAGCGCAGCGCAGTCCGGAGACATGACAGACATCGCGGCCAAAATGCGCGAGCTCTACCCGGATCACCTCACAGACGGCCACTCTCACTGATCTTCCGCGGCTTTCTCCCGCGAAGCGGTACGCGCCCGTAGCGCGGTCCACCCAATGCCCGACGGGGCCAAACGGAAAGGGTGCATCGACGATGCCCAAGAAACTGCTGCATGGAATCGACATCGCCGCCCCCGGTGGCATTCAGAAGCTTCTCGACTTCCATCGCCTCACTTTCGGCGATGCCGTCATGGAGGCCGATCCAAGCGCAGGCACCGCAGGAGCGGGAGAAGCGAACCCGACGCCGTCCGATCAGTTCAAGCCGCCTGCCTCGCAGGAAGAGTTTGACCGGATCATTCAGGAGCGTGTCGCTCGGGAGCGCAAGAAGTTTGAGGGGTTCGACGGGTTCAAGGCCAAGGCCGAGCAGTTCGACGCTCTCAAGGCTGAGAACGAAACTCTGGCCGGGAAGGTGCAGACCTTCGAGGCCGAGAAGGCGCAGGCCAAGCTTGTCGCTGACGTGGCGAAGGCGAAGGGCGTTCCGGCATCTGCCCTTCGCGGCACCACGAAGGAAGAGCTCGAGGCGCACGCTGATGCGCTCGCCGAGCTGCTCAAGCCAGCCGCGCCGATAATCCCGAATCAGGAACGGACCCCAAACCACGTGACCGCCAGCGAAGAGCGCGAGGCCGCTCGGAAGCTGTTCGGCAACAGCAACTAACCGAAAGGCACCATCATGGCTGTTTTCAGCTCCACCGATGCCAAGGTTCTGCTGCCCCGCAACATCGCGGACGGCATGATCCAGAAGACGCAGACCCTGTCCACCGTCGCCAAGCTCTCGGGCTCCGAGCCGCAGCGCTTCGGCGAGACCGATTACATCGTCTTCAACGACTTCCCGAAGGCGGAGTTCGTTGGGGAGGGCGCCGACAAGGGCTCGACCACGGGCGGCTTCGACTCCGTCACGGGCAAGCCGCACAAGGCCCAGGTCACCATGCGGTTCAACGAGGAAGTCCAGTGGGCTGACGAGGACTACCAGCTGAACGTCCTCAACCAGCTCGCCGGCGCCGGGCAGGTCGCGCTCTCCCGCGCCCTGGACCTCGGCCTCTACCACCGCATCAACCCGCTCACGGGCGCGACGATCGCGGGGTGGGACAACTACCTCACCTCGACCACGAAGCGTGTCGAGATCGCCACGGCCGACGCTGACGCGGACCTCCGCACCGCCGTCGGCCTGCTGCTCAACGCCGACACCTCGTGGGGCGTCAACGGTGTAGCGATCGACCCGCGGTTCGCGTGGGCGCTCGCGAACCTCCAGACGAAGAACGCCGACGGCTCCCCCTCGGGTGTGCAGCGGTACCCGAACCTCGGGTTCGGCACCGACGTGACATCGATCCTCGGCATCAACGCCGCGCAGGGCAACACCGTCGCCGGCACCCCCGAGGCCACCGACACGAAGGTCCGCGCCATCGTGGGCGACTTCCAGAACGGCATCCGCTGGGGCGTGCAGCGTCAGCTCCCCGTCGAGCTGATCCGCTTCGGTGACCCGGACGGCCAGGGCGACCTCAAGCGCAAGAACCAAATCGCACTGCGCCTCGAGGTGGTCTTCGGCTGGTACGTCTTCGCCGACCGCTTCGCCGTCGTCGAGGACAAGGTCGCCTGATGCCCCGCCTGCGCAGCACGCTGACGGGAGTCATCGTGAATGTCGACGACACCACGGCTGCGGCTCTGGCTGATTCGGGGGCCGCAGGCGAGTGGGTAGACGCAGACAAGGCTGAGAAGCCGGCGCGGCACAAGTCGAGCAAGTCTGAGTAAGGAGGTCGGGCCATGGCTGAGGTGACGCCGTTCCCATTCGCAACACTGGACGAGCTCAAGCAGCGGTGGCCCGACTTCCCGGCCGGGGCCGACGATCACGCGACGGTGCTGCTGGAGGACGCTTCGCAGTTCATCCTCGACACGGTGCCGAACGCGGCTATGGCTGCTGAGGCGACGCGGCGGCGGATCGTGTGCGCCGTCGTCCGCCGGGCGATGCCGGTCCCTGGTGCTGAGGCTGGCTACTCCAGCATCCAGCAGGCGGCCGGCCCGTTCTCGCAGACCATGACGCCGGTCAATCCTTCGGGCGACTTCTACCTGACGAAGGCTGAGCGCAAGGCGCTCGGGGACGGCACGCAGAAGGCATTCGGTGCTCAGGTCGGCTCCCTGTACACGGTGCAGCACCTTCCTTGGTGTTCGATCAACTTCGGTGCGACGTACTGCTCGTGCGGTGCGGACATCGCCGGGGCTCCGATCTACGAGGGCGCCTGATGGCTGTCTCACGGTTCCCGAAGTCGTGGCGCACCGACATCGTCGTGCTGCGCGGAGGCGGTCGGGACGCTAAGGGCAATCCGCTCCCGGTCCAGGAGATCCCTGTGACTGACTGCCTTCTGGCCCCGCGTGGCACGGCCGAGCCGCTGGATCGCACGAACGGGTTCGACTCGTCGGCGGTGCTGTACCACGATCCGGATCCGGGGCTGGTGTTCCTGGCGTCCGACCGGATCAAGGTGCCCGAGGGTGCCCGGATGGCCGGCACGTGGTCGGTGACTGGCCGCCCGGGCGAGTGGCCGCACGGCTGGGAAGTCGGATTGGAGCGTGCTTGATGGGGCTTCGGAGGATGTCGCGGGTGTATCTCGCGGACGATTCAGGGCTCCGTCAGATCGGCACCTCTTCCGCGATCGGTGATGCAACGCTCGACGCCGCTCAGGCGATGGCTTCGGAGGCGAACCGGACTGGCAAGGGCGACTACGGCTTCGCGCCGGAGACGGTCACGGCCGGGTGGGCGAATGAGCGCCGACACGGTGCTGTCGTGTGGGAGGCGCGCCGCGACTGGCGTGACGTGCGGGACACGGTGCTGCTGAATGTGCTGGCGGGTATGAGTGCCCGCGGCGCGGTGGCGGCCAGCCTCGTGGTCTACACGCGGCGGGACGGCTCGACCCGGATGGCGACGCAGAAGCAGGCGGACAACTGGAATCGGAGGCATCGCTAGTGATCGAAGCCATCGTCTTCCCTGATGTCCGCGACTGCCTGTTCGACCTGATCGACGGGGCGAACCACCTCGGCAAGCCTGTCCGGGCGGTGTACCAGTTGCCGGCCGACGACTACGGGACGCTCGCAGGCCCGTTCCCGGTGGCGCTGATCTACACAGGCGGCGGGAACCGTGGGTTCGTCGACCGGGTGGACCGGGCGACCGTCGAGCTCTACGCGCCGGGCCAGCAGGCCGTCGACACGCTCGAATCGATCAGCGCATCGATCATCGGGAACGACATCGAAACCCCGTCCGGGTTCCTCGACAGCATCGAGCAGGACCAAGTCCCGGCCGACGTGCCGTACCCGTCCGACACCCTCAACAAGGCTGTGGCGACGTTCCTCGTCACGTCGCGGCCTGTCCTTTAGCCCCGCTCGGGGTCCGAGAGAAAACCACCACTTCCGCCCTGAAAGGGGTTCATTGCCATGCCTACTTTCGCCACACTGCAGCAGGATTCGGACAACCGGAACCTCATCCGCAAGATCCAGAAGGCTCTCGCGTTTATCGCTCCGACGTCGGTTGAGCTCCCCGCAACCCTCTTCGAGGCTGGTGGGACGCTCATCGACCTCAAGGCAGCCGGCTACCTTCCGGTCGGCATCGTCACCCCGGATGGGTACGAATTTTCTCGCGACGTGAAGAAGGAGGATGTCTCCGCGCTGGGGTACGCCTCCCCCGTCCGTTCGGACATCACCGAGGTCACGCGGCAGATCAAGATGACCGCGCTGGAGACCGGCCGTAAGCACATGCTCGAGCTGACATACGGCACCGACCTGTCGGCCGTCACGCAGTCGGCGACGACAGGCGAGGTCGTGTTCGACGAGCCTGACCTTCCCGTCGGGCAGGAGTACCGACTGCTGGTGATCGGCTCTGACGGCCCGGCGGCGAACAACTGGATCCTGGGCCGCGGCTACGGCGTCGCGAAGCTTGCCTCGACCGATTCCCAGAAGTGGGGCACGGGCGACCCGGTGCAGCAGGCGTACACGTTCGACGTCTTCACAGACGACGAGATCGGTACGCCTGTCCGCCACTACATCGGCGGCACTGGCGCTCTTGCCGCCAAGACGGCGCTCGGCTTCACAGCCGGGGCCTGACCCCTTCAAAGCTGCGGTGCGCGCCGCCCTCCGGGTGTGGCGGCGCGCACTGCATTCCATCCACACCCGGAATCCCCAAGGAGTGCCAATGCCAAGGTTCACGAACAAGGACGGCCTCACCATCGAGACGTCCGTCCCCCGCGAGGCCGCCGAGCTTCGCCGCGACGGGTTCACCGAGCACCGCGCCAAGACGGCTGCGGTGCGCGAGGCCGACGCCGAGAACGCCAAGCCCACCACCAAGTAACCAACCTCAACACCCGGAGGAATCACCATGGCTAACGACAAGCCGAACATCAACCTGACCCTCGCTTCCCTCGAAGCGGAGGTATCCAAGCCCGAGCCGTTCGTCCTCGCGCTCAAGGGCGGCAAGCGCGTCACCTTCCCGGACATCTTCGACATGCCCGCAGACGAGGCCGACGCATTCCTCGACGACATCCGCTCTGGCGGCGACTTCCGGTTCCTCGAGAAGTGGCTCTCTGAGGCCGACTTCGAGGCGTACAAGGCGGCGAAGATCCCGCTGCGCGTGCACATGGCTATCGTGCAGCGGGTCATGGCCTACTACGAGGGGACGATCGGCAAGCCGGGGGAAGGCAACGCCTCCGAGAGCTGATCCGCCGATACCGTCCGCAGATCCGCGCCGACCTTTTCCGGGAGTACGGCGTGGATCTCGCGGAATGGTACGCGGGCAGGCGGTGGGTGGCGTTGCTCGAGCTGATCGACATGCTGCCCGCCGCGTGCCGGCTCAACGAGGCCATAGCGGATGACCCGGAGACCGCAGCGCACCTCGCATCCCTGCGGATGCAGGAGGCCGACGAGGCGAAGCCCGCGTGGGCGCCGAGAGTGTCTGAATTCGACCTTCACGCCGTGCTGCTACGCGAGGTCATCCAGCGGCTCGACGGGATATACCAGGCGGCCGTCGTGCAGACCGGCAACAAGGCCCCAGAGATCCCAACCTTCCCGGGGCCGCGCACGGCAATCGACAAGGCAATCGAAGCGGCCGAGCGCGACTGGGCCGAGGGGTTCGTGCAGCAGTTCGGGTTCGACCCGGAAGACATCTGAACATAGGAGGCCCCGTGCCTGTCGTCGGCGTCGCAGAGATCCTCGTCCGTCCGAGCTTCGACGGGGCGCAGAAGGCGATCTCCAAGGAGCTCACGGGCTCGGCGGACGCGGCGGGCGAGAGCGCGGGCAAGTCTGCTGGTTCGAAGATGGGCGCGGCCCTGTCGAAGACGCTCAAGGCTGGTGCGGTCGCGGCGGGCGCCGCGATCACCGGGGTTCTCGGGACCGCGATCGTGAAGGGCTTCGGTCGCATGTCTGCGATCGAGCAGGCGCAGGCGAAGCTGATCGGCCTCGGCAACTCTGCCGGGGACGTGAAGGCGATCATGGACAACGCGCTCGCCTCGGTGAAGGGGACGGCGTTCGGCCTCGACGAGGCTGCCACGGTGGCTGCGTCGGCCGTCGCGTCCGGCATCAAGCCGGGGGCGCAGCTCGAGGGCGTCCTCAAGACGGTCGCGGACACGGCGACGATCGCCGGGGCGTCGATGTCCGACATGGGCCTGATCTTCGGGTCGGTCGCGGCCCGTGGGAAGCTGCAGGGCGACGACCTGATGCAGTTGCAGGCCCGCGGTGTGCCGGTGCTCCAGTTCCTCGCCAAGCACTACGGGATCACGGCCCAGGCTGCCTCCGACATGGTGTCGAAGGGCAAGGTCGACTTCGAGAACTTCAACGCCGCCATGAAGGAGAACCTCGGCGGCGCGGCGCTCGCGTCGGGCAACACGACCGTGGGCGCGTTCAAGAACATGGGCGCGGCACTGTCCCGCTTCGGCGCTGCGCTGCTGAAAGACGTCTTCCCGCTGATCGGGCCAGTGTTCAACAAGATCACTTCCGGGCTCGACGCCGCGACGGCGAAGGTCGGCCCGTTCGTCGACAAGATGGTGACCGGGCTCAGGCGCGACGTCGGGGGCGCGCTCGACGCATTCCTGGGCGGCTGGCAGAACGCCGACGCGCAGATCCAGTCCTCGGGCATGGTGGCGTTCCTCGAGCGCACGGGGCAGATCGCCCGTGACGCTTTCAACGGCATCGGCCCCTTGATCTCGGGCATTGGCGAGGCGATCGGGCCGATCCTTCCCGGGCTGGCGTCCATGTGGGATGCGCTGTCTCCGATCCACCTCGCATTCGAGGCGCTCGCTCCGGTCCTGCCGACGATCGTCGGTGCCCTGGCTGGCCTCGGCTCCGTGGTGGCCGGCGCGCTCGCGTCGTCCCTTCCCGAGGTGGCGTTTGCGATGAACTCTCTCGTTGCGGCGGTGTCGGGTGTCCTGATCGCTGTCCTGCCGTCTGTCGTGCAGCTCATCTCGGGTCTCGCCGACGCGCTCACGACGGCCGCCCCGGTGGCAGCGGATCTGGTCGCAGCGCTCGCGCCGCTGGTGGCCGACGTCCTCGACAAGATGGCACCGGTCCTCGCGGATCTGACGGCGACGCTTCTCCCGGCGGCCGTCACACTGCTCGACACCACGCTCAAGATCGTCGGGCCCCTCATCGACGGTATCGCCTCCGCGATAAACAACATTCCTGGCGGCGCCGACACTGTCACGACAGCGCTCGCGGCCATCGTCGGCGCGTACACCGCCTATCAGGCCGCGCTCGCCGTCGCTGCGACCAAGGCATGGGCGCTGGCCGCGGCGCAGTCGTTCCTCACGGGCAGCGGCTTCCTCTCGACACTGGTGCAGGGCACGCTGTGGTTCATCGGCCTCGCCCGGGCGCAGGGCATCGCGGCGGCGGCGCAGTGGGCGCTCAACATGGCGATGAACAACAATCCGGTCGGGAAGATCATCATGCTCATCTCCGCTCTCGTGGCGGGGCTGGTGTGGTTCTTCACGCAGACCGAGCTCGGCAAGCAGATCGTCGCGAACGTCTGGCAGTTCATCCAGGACTCGATCCGGGCTGTGGGCGACTGGTTCACGGGCACGCTGGTCCCGGCGTTCCAGGCGGCGGTCAAGTGGGTCGGCGACGCCTTCACGTGGCTCTACGAGAGCGTCATCAAGCCCGTGTGGGACGCGATCGGCGCGGCCATCGACTGGGCCTACAACAGCGTGATCAAGCCGATGTTCGAGGGTGTCGGTACCGGCGTCAACGAGGTCGGCGGGTTCTTCACGTGGCTGCAGACGGCCGTGATCGAGCCTGTCTTCAACGGCATCGCTGCGGTTTTCGACTGGTGGTGGAACAACATCACATCGCCGATCCTCAATGCCGTCATCGCGGCAGTGCAGGCTGTCGGTGGCTGGTTCTCATGGCTGTACAACGACATCCTCGACCCGGTGTTCCAGCTCATCGGGGCGGCCATTGCGTGGTGGTGGAACAACCTTGCGATGCCGACCTTCAATGCGGTGGTCGGGTTCATCCGGGACACGCTCGCGGCGGTGTTCACGTGGTTCCATGATTCGGTCGTCAAGCCGGTGTTCGACGCTGTCGGTGCGGCGATCTCGTGGGTCTCGGACAACGTCATCAAGCCAGTCGTCGACGCGTGGAACATCTGGTTCGGTGTCGTCCTCCCCGCGATGTTCACGTGGTTCCAGACCAACGTCATCAAGCCGGTCTTCGACGCCATCGGGAACGCGATCAAGTGGGTCTCGGACAATGTGATCAATCCCGTCGTGACGGCGTGGAACATGTGGTTCGGCACGATCCTCCCGGGCATCTTCAATTGGCTTTACGCGAACGTCGTGAAGCCCGTCTTCGATGCGATCGGGAACGCGATCAACTGGGTGTGGCAGAACGTCATCCTTCCGGTATTCCAAGCGGTCCAGAACACGATCAACGCCGTCGGCGCGGTCTTCAACTGGCTGTACGTCAATGCGATCAAGCCAGCGTTCGACGGGATCGGCGCTGCGATCGACTGGGTTTGGAAGAACGTCATCAAACCCGTGTTCGACACGATCTCCGACGTCGTCCAGCACCGGATCCCGGACGCGTTCGAGCAGGGCAAGAAGCTCATAGGCGACATCTGGAAGGGAATCCAGGATCTCGTCAAGGCGCCGATCAAGTTCGTCGTGCAGACCGTCCTCAATGACGGCCTGATCCACGCGTTCAATGACGTGGCCGGGTTCCTCGGGACGAAGAAGCTGGGCCTGATCGACCTGCCTCCCGGATTCGCTGGCGGCGGGTACACCGGGGACGGGGACAAGTACCAGCCGGCGGGCATCGTGCATGCTGGCGAGTTCGTGTTCACGAAGGCTCAGACCGCCAAGGCGGGCGTGAGCAACCTGTACGCGCTCGCGTCGGCGCTCAACGGGTACGCGGCCGGTGGGCTCGTGTCCCCGCTCGACCATTGGGCGCTCGCTCAGGGGTACAAGGGCGACGCGCACAACGGCCTCGACATGGCCGCGCCGGAGGGTACGCCGATCCACGCGGCGGGTCCGGGGCGCGTGTCGTTCGCCGGGTGGGGCGCTAACAACATGGGCGGAAACGAGATGCACATCGACCACCCGAACGGGCTCCAGACGTGGTACGCGCACCAGTCCCGGTTCGCGGCCCACGTCGGCGACATGGTCCGGGCGGGGCAGACCGTCGGGTACGTCGGGCAGACCGGCATGGCGACCGGGCCGCACCTTCACTACATGGTGCTGCACGGGGGCTGGCCGAACTACACCGACCCGACCCCGTACCTCACAGGCGGCGGCGAGGCCGGCGGCGGCAGTGGCGGCGGGTTCAACCCGGTCGCGGCAATCATCGACGGGCTCATGGGCCAGTTCAAGTCGGCGTTCCCGCAGGGCGGTTTCGTCGTCGACCTGATCGGCGGGGTGGCGAAGAACATCGTCCAAGGCGTCTCGGACTTCATCGAGGGGATCTTCGGCGGGAAGAAGCCGGACAACTCGACCGGGTCAGCTGAGGGCATCCCGCACCTGTTCCGCGACAAGGGCGGGGCGCTGCCGGAGGGGCTTTCGATGGTGCTGAACCGTACGGGCTCCCCCGAGTGGGTGTTCAACCGGCAGCAGCTCGCGGCGCTCGACGGCGCCGTGACCGGCGGCGGGCAGACCGTGAACAACTTCAACGGACTGTTCGGGTTCGACCCGGACGAGCTGCTCGACCGGCAGGAGACCAGGCGGCGCGACGCGCTCGCGATGGAAGGGATCTACGCATGATCGGGGCTGGTGGCTGAATGGGCGGGATCATCTACGGGGCACCGTACATTCCGCCTGTGCCGGCGGCACCGGTCTGGCGTGGGCTCCGGATGTCGTGGACTGGCTGGGACGGGTCCGAGTGGGCGCTGACGTCGCCCCGCTCGGGCCTGTTCCTGATGCCGGGTGTGCGTGGGCTGGCGTTCCCGAAGTTCGAGCGGTATTCGAGCTCGCCTCCGGGCGTGGCGGGATCGCGGCACCGCGGGACACGGGTGGACGACCGCGAGGCGTTCTGGCCGCTCTACCTGTACTCGGATGAGGGGTCGCAGGGGTTCATCGACCGCGATAGCGCGTTCTGGTCGTCCCTGCACCCGGACTTCGAGGGCCGGTGGACGGTGGAGGCGCCGGACGGGTCGACGCGTTCCCTCGGGCTCAGGCTCAAGGACGTGGACGACGCTAACCCCGAGGCCGTGTTCCGGGGCTGGGCGAAGTACGGTATCACGCTGCTGGCGGACCACCCCTACTGGGAGGGCGAGCCGGTGTCCCGCACGTGGGCGCAGGCCGACATGCGGGCGTTCCTGCCTCCGAGCGCGGGGGCGGGGTTCTCTGTCTCTTCCGGCTCAACCCTGGCGACGGCGAAGGCAACGAACCCGGGCGACGTGGAAACCCACGTCGTGTGGGAGGCGCATGGCCCGTTCACATCGGTCACGGTCGGGGTTGGGGACGCGACCGTGGTGGCACCGATCCAAGCTGCCGCAGGGCAAGTACTCGTGATCGACACCGACCCGGAGGTGCAGGCCGCATTCCTCGACTGGGTCGACGTGACCGACCGTCTGACCCGCGCCGAGTTCGGGACCATCCAGCCCGGAGCAGCGGTGCCGCTGACGCTGGCGATCGCCGGAACGGGGTTCATCACCGCGACCTACACGCCGAAGTACTTCCGTGCGTGGGGCAGGAGACAGGATGCCTAACCCGTTCAAGATCGCCGTCTACGACAAGGCGTACGGGTTCAAGGGCTTCATCGGCAACCCGCAGTCGGTCAGCGCCACGCCGCGCCACAACCAGCGGGGGACGGCGGCCATAACCGTCGCTGGGGATCACCGCATGGTCGGAGCGCTCACGGACAAGGGCGCACGGGTGGTGATCCACCACAAGCCGTGGCCGACGAAGTACCGCCCGAACCCCAGCTTCGAATTCCTCATGTCAGGCGTGGTCACGGGAGGCAACTGGGCGGGGACGTCGAAGACGTCGACGCTGACTGTGCAGATCGCCGACGACGTCAAGGCGCTCGACGACATCTTCGGGTGGCCGGTTCCGACGTCGCCGATCAGTGACCAGTCGGCAGCGGCGTATGCGACCTACACGGGCCCCGCCGAGACGATCCTGAAAGCGGTGTTCAACGCCAACGCCGCACGGGCCCTCAATCTCACCGCGGCCCCGGACCTCGGTCGCGGCGCGGTCGTGCCAGGCGGGGTCGCGTTCCGGTTCCATAGCCTCTCCGAGAAGCTCCTGCCCGTGCTCGATGCGGCCGGGCTCGGGGTCACGGTCCGCCAGTCCGGGGCGGGGCGAGTGCTCGACGTCTACGTACCTCGCACCTTCCCACACAAGCTCTCCGAGAAGGCCGGGACGATCACCGAGGCGTCATGGACCTTCGGAATCCCGACAGCGACCCGGGAGGTCGCCGGCGGCAAAGGCGAGGGAACGGAGCGCATGTTCGCCCAGTACATCGACACGGCACTCGAGGACGAGTACGGGATGCGTGTCGAGCGGTTCAAGGACGCCACCGACGTCGACACGACCGCGGACCTCACCTCCCGCGCACAGCAGGACGTCGCCGACAACGGCCCAAAGTTCGGGTTCTCAGTGAAGCTCTCCGAGTCCGGCATGTTCCAGTACGGCGAATACGGCGTGCGCGTCGGCGACCTCGTGACCGTGGACATCGGCGGGCAGGAACGCACCGATGTCCTGCGCGAGTGCACGCTCGCGTTCAACGTCTCAGAGGGCCCGACGCAGACACCTGTCATCGGCGACATCAACGAGAGCACGGACAAGGCACTCGCCCGCTACATCGGACGCCTCCGCGCCGCAGTGAACAACCTCATGAAGGGATAACCCCATGGCAATCAGCAGCTACGGCGGCTTTGACGGTGTCCCGATCACCGAGCCGCAATTCGGGGTCAGCGTCTCCGACTGGGCAACTCAGATGGGCGTGGTCGGCGCCGGTGACTGGAAGGTCACCGCCGGCGCGAACCCGGGCCAGCTGAACATCGCGGCCGGAACCGGCTGGGGGTTCGGCGTCACCGCTGTCTCGGATGCAATCGCGTCGGTCACGCAGGCGGCGCTCCCCGCGGGCGCTGGGGCCGTTCGCTGGGATCTCGTGGCGATGCGCCGCGACTGGCAGCCGCCCGGCGGCACGTGCACGTTCGTGATCGTGCAGGGCTCGACTGACAAGCAGCTCCCCGCCTCGGCGGCTGCGCCCGGCAGCAGCGGAAGGCAGACCTTCCCCGGCGTCGTGTACGACCAGCCGCTTGCACTCGTGCAGTGGACCGCGGGCTACACGTCGCCCACGGCGATCGTCGACCTGCGCGTGTGGGCCGGAAACGGCGGCCTCGTCGCCAAGGACGACCTGGTCCGCACCTTCATGAACCGCATCGGCACGACCATCAACATCGGAAGCACCACGTGGGTGTGCCGACTCGGCGACAACGACACTCCGACGTGGTTCCAGCTCGGCCTCATCGAGCGCATCAACGCGAGCACAGTTGACAGCACGTGGGCGTACAACGTCACCCTCACCCGGTACACGGATGCGGCCGGGACGAAGAGCGTCACCTGCGGGTTCCTCGTGGCGAGGATCGGCGGCGGCGGGTTCAACGTCGACGCACAGCCGAAGTGGACACCGCTGCTCGCCGGTCTCATCCCGGCAGGGTGGCGGCCGAACGACAGCATCACCTGCGTTGGCAGCTACGAGTTCAACGGCTTCGGGGCCCTGCTGCTGCGGTTCAAGTCCGACGGCGGCGTGGATGCCTCGGCACTGTCGGGCAGTGTGAGCATGGCGAAGCCGACGCGCCTCCAGGCGTCCGCTCATTGGACGTGCGCATGATCGACGGAATCCCAATCCTGTCGGTCCAGACCATCACGCCGGTCGGGCTGTACATCCTGCTGGTGCTGCTGCTGTTCTTCGAGCGCGTCGTCCCCATCGGGCGCGTCCGGGCTGCGGAGAAGATCGCCGACTACTGGCGCGAGTCCTCGGAGACGAAGCAGGCCACGATCGAGAAGCAGGCCGACACGATCAACGTCCTCACCAAAGAGGTGGGCGCTACGGTCGCGAAGGTCATGGGCGAGATCCAGCAGAAAGCTGGGGTGGACTCATGATGTGGCCGCGACGGAAGCGCAAGACGCCGCCTCCCGCTCAGGTGGAGGCGCTGAAAGCCAAGGAGCAGGCCGAACGGCAGCTCGAGCAGGCACACACGCAGCACGAAGAGGCGCTGAGCGTCGCCGGGAAGCTGCGGCAGATCCGCAAGACGAACCATTTCGGTCCAAGCCTCGAGTGGACCTTCGGAGGGGGCAAGCCATGATGACGGGCATCCTGATCTTCACCATCTTCACACTGACCATTGCGGTGCTCGGCGGGTACACGATCGTTGCCCCGTGGTGGCGGACGCGGGCGGGGAAGGCGTACTTCATCCTGTTCTGCTCGCTGGCCCTGCTGGCTGGGTTCTTCCTTGTCGAGGCGCTCGTCGGCGGAGAGCTCGACGAGTGGGTGAAGGACGTCGTGCTCACGCTCGTCGCCGCGGCGATCGCTTGGAACCTCTACACGATCATCTCCAAGCAGCTCTACTACTGGCGCCGCGAGCACCCGACAGCACGCCCCGACCTCACCGACCCGCAGATCTAGGAGCACGCATGGCCTTCCAGATGCTCACGCAGTACAACGCGAAGAACTTCACTCCGGGGCCGCGCAAGGTCACCGGCATCACAATCCATTGGTGGGGCGATCCGGTCGGGCAGACCTTCGAGGGAATCATCGACTGGTTCTGCAACCCGAACTCGTCGGTCACGACGTCGGCGCACTACGTGGCCGAGGCGGGCCGGGTGGCGTGCATCGTCAGCCCGGACGACATTGCTTGGCATGCCGGCGACTGGAACGCGAACGTCGCCAACATCGGCATCGAGTGCAACCCTCGGGCCACCGACGCCGATTACCAGACGATCGGCGAGCTCGTGGCCTACCTGCGCGGGATCTACGGCGATGTCCCGCTCTACCCGCACAAGCACTGGACGCAGACCACGTGCCCCGGGGCGTATGACGTCAACCGCATCGACGCGATCGCCAGAGGCGCGAAGCCACAGGCAGCGGTGGCCCCGCAATCAAGCAACACCAAGCCCATACAACAGGAGGACGACTTGACACCGGAACAGGCTGCACAGCTCGCGTACATCGCATCCCCGCAGTTCAAGGCAGACATCTTCACTGGCAAGAGCGCCGTGGAAGTAGCCGCACAGAACGCCTACATCGACCGGATCCTCACCCGCGACTTCCCGTGGTACGGATTCGATGGCAAGGTGCCGGCGTCGGGCCGGAAGACCACGACTGTCGCCACGGACACGGGGTGGGCCGATTCCCGTGCCACGGGCAACACGGCTGTGATCGGGGCGAAACTCGACGCGCTCATGGCCGTCGTCGCCAAGGGAGCGAACGTCGACGTCGCCACCCTCAAGCAGACCGTCGAAGACGCTGTAAAGGCCAGCTTCGGCGACTACACGGTCACGATCGCGAAGGCCGACTCCAATGGCTGACCACGTCGCGGAGACCTCTTCGACGCAGGCGCAGTTCCCGGGGCGCGCCGCCCTGCGGACGTTCATGCAGGTCATCCTCCCGGCCGCCGTCGGCTTCGGCGTCCTCGTGCCAGTGATCGTGTCAACGTTCCTCGGCGTGGCCGGGAACGCGCTGCCGGGTGGGTTCGTCGCTTGGCTGACCGCGGCGTCCGTCGCCGTCGGCGGTGTGGCGGCCGGGATCGCCCGGGTGATGGCGTCGCCCGCCGTGGTGGCGTGGACGCAGCGTTACCTGCCGTGGCTGGCACCGCAGCCGACCGATCCGAAGAACTGAACCGCCGAGGCCCGCGGGACACGAAACCCGCGGGCCTCGCCTATCCCCAGGGAGGACAGCCGCCAGTGGCCGACTACCAGTTTGATACCGCGCTCGTCGTCGATCCGATCACGCTCCAGCGCGCAGCGAAGGCGTCGGTCACGGTGTACGACGCAGCAGACGCGGGTGGCGTGACTCCGCTCGCGCTCAAGGATCTCAACGGGCTACCGCTGCCGAACCCGCTCACCTCGACCGCTGAGGCGTTCGTCCCCGCGTTCGTAACGACGTCCTCTCAGGTGAAGATGGTCGGCGGCGGCCTCACGGTCTACGCGTCGTCCTACAAGGGGCTTGCCGACGACGCGAAAGCTGCGAAGGAGTTCGTGCAGGGCATCGGTGTGGCATCAACAGCAACGGGTTCGCCCGGTTCCTCCGCTGTAGTGACACTGGATGGCAACAAGCTCAACTTCACCCTGCCTGCCGGTCCTGCTGGAAAGGATGGCGGGAATGTCCTCCCGACCGATGCAGCCGTGGCCCAGGCTGTCACCGATGCTGCCAGTTCGACCCGCGGTGCACTCAACAGTGTGTTCGAGACGAAGGCGGCGCTCGACGCGGATACGGCCGCGAATGTGAGGGGATCCGGCACGGCGACGCAGGGCGCCCTCGAAGCAACCTACGGTCGCCTCTCGTGGCAGACCTCCCGCGCCTTCGACACGGCGGGGAAACCCCGCGCCGACGACATGCCACAGGTGACGTGGGCCGCAGGAAATGACACGACTTCCATGAACAGCCCGGTCGCGTACCGGCCGAGCGTGTGCGGGACCGGCGTCAAGACCACCACATGGGACGGGCAGAACGATCCGAACTTCCGTTTCTTCTCGGGCACCTTCGAGACAAATAACGGGGCGAAGGGAGACCTCGCGCTCAATGGCTCGATCAAGCCAGATGGGGCCGCGCAGGCGGCGCGCTGGCCCGTCGTCGCCGCTTTCACCACCTCGGCCGGCGTGGACAAGGTCGACGTCGGCTTCTACGGGCTCGAACCGGCCAACGCCCACGGAGTCCTGGTGGAGGTGAACGGCCGTCTGGTCGATGACACATTCCTGGTCGCACCCTCGACCCTCGCTGGTTCGGGCTCAACGGCCACGCTGACGTTTCCGACGAAGAGAGCGCGAACCATCCGCATCTGGACAGGCGGCGGTCTCGGTTTCTACGCCGTCCGAGTCCCGGCCGGGGAGAGCATCAGCAAACCCGCCCGATACGGGCGAAGGGTCGCCATCATCGGTGATTCCTATGTCAACGGCGCGGGCGCTTCGAATGTCTTCCCCGACCAGGGCGCGGGCAACTGCGAGACGTTCGCGCCACGCCTAGCGCGTGCGCTCGGGTTCGATGACATTATCCTCGCCGGGGTGGGAGGGACTGGCTGGACCACCGCGGGCAAGTTCGCCAACCGCGTCCCCGCGGTGACGGCCATGAATCCCGATGCGATCATCTTCTACGGCTCGATCAACGATGGGTCCGGTGCGGGCACTGTCCAGACCGAGGTGCAGGCCGCCCTCGACCTGTGCGCCTCCATCCCGAAGGTGTATGTCATCGGCCCCCTACTGAACGGCTACAGCGCTAACAACGCGGCGGTGAAGGCAGGGACCCTAGCCAAGGGGCGGACCTTCATCGATATGAAGGACTTCCTGTACGGATCGGGCCGCATCACAGCCCCCACCGGCGACGGAAACCGCGACCTGTACCTCAAGAGCGACGGCTCACATCCAACGCTTGACGCGCACCGCGCCATCGCCCGCAGGCTGCTGAACCTCATGTCTCAGTGAATGCAAAAGGTGCCCCACCCTTCACCTGGTCGGGGCACCTTTTCGCGTGTCAGGGGAGTTTGGGTAGGAGCTTATCGGTGGCGTCGGCCAGCGCTTTCTGTCCGGCCGTGTTCGGGTGCACCCCATCAGGGCCGATGAGCTCCGGATGTCCGCCGAGCGGAGCCCCGAGATCGACGTATGTCCCGCCCACGGCCTGCACAGCCGCCGAGACAACAGGCTTCAAGTCCGGGAAGCTCGAGGCGCTGTCGTCGGCTGCGAGGATCGGCGAGAGGGCAATGATCTTCGCATTCGGCAGCCCCTTGCGCAGCGCCGAGAAGGTCGCCAAGACGTTCTGCTGCAACTCCGAGGACATCTTCTGTCCGTCGTTCCGGCCGCCCGCGACAATGACGACGTCGGGCGCCGCGGCGACGGCCGCCGGGACCATGCCTACGTAGTTCGGGCACACGTCTTGACCGCAAGCCTTCTGCCCACCTGAGGCCCAAGCCGCCACGTAGCCTGTCCCACCCCGGGCAAGGTTTACGATCGTCCAGCCACGGGAGCCAGCGAGGACCGACGGCCATGCATCCTGGGGCAGCACACCCGCCCCGGCCGTGTACGAATCGCCGATGAATGCGACCTTGAGCTGCTTCGGCGTCGGAGTAGCCGTCGGCATCTGCCGCGCCACTGAGGCTGTGTTCGCCCCAACGGCATCAAGCGAAGGCTTGACGAGCGCCATAGCGACGAGCGCGAGCGTGACGACGGCGAGCGCGGCAAGCCAAATCAAAGTGATGCGCTTCGGGCGCATTATGTCCCCCCTAATCAATGGCGCCAGACCCTCGGCGCGCAATCGAATCCTAGCTGAGTGCCCCCACCCTTCACCGGGTGGGGGCGCTCTTTTCGTTTTTCAGGACAGGCTCGGCAGGAGCCTGTCGGTCACGTCAGCGAGCGCTTTCTGGCCCGCGACGTTCGGGTGCACCCCGTCCGGGCCGATGAGCTCTGGATGGCCGCCGAGGGGCGCGCCGACCCGAACCAAGCCTTCGGGCTCCACTGAGGGTCTTCGCGTCAAACAGCGTCCGCCTCGGCGCCGAAGAGCAGCACCCATGTCTAGCCCATTAGCCAGCCCTCATCCTAGAGTCTGCTCATGTCGAAGTTCCCGTGGACAATGACCTTCCGCAATGGGGCACAGTCCGAACAGCACAGGCTAGAACACACCCAGCCAATCGAGGCGGAGACACTAGAGGATGCGAAGGAGATCGCATCACGAAAGATCGACGAAACGGATCCTATGCCGATCCATGCCGTCATCTACGACCCCAAGGCGGTCGGCAAGATCCTCTCGGATTGGGACAGGCTCACGAACTGGACCGACCACCAGTAGACAGACTGTTCCGTCTGGTACGATTTCACACGTCATTCGTCCCCCAATGAATGATCCCCCTAGCCGCCCCGGTCCCCCACCGGGGCGGCTCTTTTTTGCCCCTACCCCTTCTCTTCAACAATGAGTGTCATCCCATTGACCGGGTGGTAGCTCCATATGGCCCTGTAGTGGCCCCACTCGTCGCTCTGCGTACCGTCGATGGCGCGGGTATCGCCAATGCGCTGTACCGTGCTGGCCTTCATCTCGAGACGCTTAATCGTGCAGGCCATCGCATCCGAGGTGACATCACCGTAGCCGTCTTTCACGCGGACGATGAGGGTCTTGCCGCCGTCCTTGACCATGGCATAGTCACCAGTGGTCAATGCCCCAGCCTGCCGCGTAGTGAGGTTGCAGTCGGCAACCGCCCGCTCGATCTGGGTCTTGCCCCCGCCGCTGAGGATGAATCCGAAAGCGATGATCCCCAGAGCGAGGATGATCGCCGTCATGCCAGCCACCCCGAGCCTGTTCCGCACCCGATCAAGCCAAGTCCCGCCATCCATTGAATCCATAGCCTGGTCCCCCTAGTTAGATCTGCACTACTGTTTGGTGGCCTTCACAGCCTGCGTCCCAGTTCCCTTCGCTGCATCGACGCGGACGAACTCGGGCAGAGCCTCAGGAGCCGCGAGGTACACGACGGCCTTCTCCCCCGCCTCGACATACCCGGCATCGTTCTGCGCGTTCTGCCAGTGAATGACTCGGTTGTAGTCCTCGGTGGACAGCTTCGACGTTTCCATCCCATCAATGAGGCTGTCGGGGCTCACGTACTCGACCCGCTTCCCCTCGGCGGTGGACAGGCCGACCACCGAGACGCCGCCGCCCTGCTCCCCCTGGCGGTTGTCGACCGTCGCCTTCACCCACGAACCAGCCGACACCCCCAGCAACTTGAGCACGGCAACCGACTCGGGATCTGCCTGCGCGGGGATCTCGAGAGACACCTCCGCGCCGTCAAGCTGGACCGCGTACGTTCCCGGCCCGGACGGTTCGCTTACGGCGATCGTCGGTTCCTGGCTGCCGACTGGGCTGTCATTGGCCGGGGCAGCGGTCTGGGCTGCGCAGCCAGTCAGGAGCACAGCAGCGGCGGCAAGGATTGATAGAGCTTTCATGGTTCCCCCAGAGATTCACAAGGCATGTGTGGTAGGGGAGCAGCGTAGCAGTGGTGTTGCCGGATTAAAACAGGCCGCTAAGCCGCTTCGCCGTCGTCTCCGTCGTCGATGATCTCGGCTTCCTCGATGGCGGTCGGTTCGAGCGTGCGCGCCTCGGCAGCCAGAGGGTCGCCTTCGAGCGCCCGCTGCGCGGCCTGCGCTGTCCGGAAGTGTGCGTCGGGCAGCAGGTGGCTGTAACGGTTGACGGTGATCTGAATATCCTCGTGGCCCATGCGGCGCGAGAGTTCGTACATGTCCATGCCGCCGCTGAGCATTAGCGCTGCGTGTAGGTGGCGGATCGAGTGGACGGTCACCTTGTTCTCGAGCCCGGCCGCCTTCCGCGGCAGGGACCATGCCCGGTTGTAGAACGCCTGGGGGGTCATGACACCGCCGCGCTTCATGCGGAATACACGCCCCTTGCCCGCGGCTTCGACCAGTGGGCGGATCGACGCCACAGTGGACGGGGCTAGGCTGATCGTCCGGTAGCCCTTCTCGGTCTTCGGCGGTCCGATGTACCACGAGCCGTCGTCGCTCTCCTTCCAAGCCTTGGTGATCCGCACGGTGGGCGTCGTGGCGTCGAGCTTGAAGTCGGCCGCGGTGAGCGCCGTGGCCTCGGAGAACCTCGTGCCGGCGCCGAGCAGGAAGTCCAGGAATGGCCGGAAGTGCGTGTGGATCTCGGCACGGATCGCGTCGAAGTCCTCGCGGGTCATCTCACCCTCGTCCTCGGCGCCGCCCTTGACGACCTTGGGCAGCTTCACCCCGGCGCACGGGTTGCGGTCCACGACGCCGTCATGCGCGGCGTTGATGAACGCGGACGAGATCAGCCCGAACACGTTCGAGATCGTCTTCGGCGCCTTGCCGCGGCCTTCCATCCACTTCACCCATGCTCGCATGTCATCGCGGGTGACAGCCTTGGCTTTGAACCCGCCGAGCTCGTGCGTCTTGATGTGCAGCCGCAGGTAGTCGCCGTAGCGCTTCACCATGTAGGGGCCGGCACCGGTCACGGTGCGGATGTGCTTGTCTATGAGGGCGGCGACGGTGGGCCCATCGGCCATGGTCTTCTCATAGAAGCGCTCGACGGCGTTGAGGCTGTTCCCGTTCGCCTCGATGACGCGCACGAGCTCTTCCGCCTCGGACCTGACCGAGCGCTTCATGGACGACTGCTTGCCAGTGTCCGAGTCGCGCCACAGGATGTAGAAGGACGTCTCGCCGTTCGCCTTGGTGTGCTCGCGGATGCTAGCCACGCTTCACTGCTTCCAACCATGCCGAGAGGTTCCGGATGCCGTTCTGTAGCTCTGCGTTAGTCTCGCGCACCCATGGCCCGTAGACCGCATCGAAGCGCTGCCCGATCTGGAGGATCTCGCGGTTGGCTTCCCGTATCTGCTCGAGGCAGGCCGGCTCTGGCTGCGCCCGATTCTCAATCTCGGCCATTAGAGCATCCCGATTCCGTCGATGATGTCTTCGAAGACGGCTCGTATGCCGTCGACGATGTCACCCAAGATGCCCCTCATTTCGCCCCCGCCTTCCGCACTCGGCGGACGTCGGTCGGGTGCCAGCACTCGCGCCGACCATCCTTGAGGGTCACCCAGACCCCGGAGCCGGTGAATCGCGAGACGGTCCCGGTCACTCCGGTCGCCCGTCCGGTGAAGCCTACGTGCCTGACGAGGTCACCGCGGTCAACTTTGGCGATCGCCTGGACTGTCTCGGCTGGCGAGTGGTGTTCTTTGGACCTCTTGGGGTCTTCCGCAGAGCCCCCGATGCGTGCGTTCAT